AGAATATAAATCTATATAATAGTATAAAAAGTTATACTATCCTTATTTACTGCTTCTAAGTAACTTCTATAGAACAATTTCTATAGTGGTATAAGAACTCCACAGTCATTAATTTTTTATACTGGTTTGGTACTATTCTATCCTAGCCAGTCTTAATGCTTCATTTAGTATGTTTATAGAAGCATTTATGCCTCTATCTTCTTCAAAACTGCATTCAGAACATGAGTATATTCGCTCTTCGAGCGATAAACTCTCTTTTACTGAACCACATCTTGAACAGGTTTTAGAGGAAGGATAATAAGTATCTATTTTAGATATACTAACTTGGTTTTCGTTAGCTTTATGCTCTATTTTAGATACTAAATCACTCCATGCTTTATTAGGTATAGCTTTAGACAATCTTCTATTTTTAAGCATATTTTTTACTTGAAGACTTTCTAAACCTATAAAATCATATAAATTAATTAATTTTTTAGATGCTTGATGATTTATAGTGTTTCTTGTATTCTTTATTTTATTGTGTACCTTAGCCACTTTTGATCTAGCTTTATTTCTATTTTTGCTTCTGGTGTTGAAAATGTTCCTGTAAGTAAGCACCTTCCATATTTAATTTCAAGAAAAATCCCTATATTTTTAACTTGTTAATATTTATAAGTGTTGGGCTTTTAATACAGAAAAAATTAATCTTCTGTATTTTGAGGGGCTGATTCTTCTTTTTTAGGTTCAACTTTAGTTTCTTCTTTGCCTTTAATTTGAGCAAAAGTGTCTTTCATCTTCTGAAGTTTAGATATTTCTTCGCTTTTACTCTTAATTGTAGGGTTATTTCTTAACTTGTCTTCTAAACTTATTTTTACTTTTTTACTGAATTCAGAAAACTTTTTATTTTCTATATCAGAAATTGCTTCTGTTACCTCATTAATGTTCATTTAATTTCCTTTGTTAGTTATTTACAATTATTTATATTCTTTAATAAATGTTTTATTGCCGCTATCGAATATCTTTCTATAGCCATTATTATACATATTTTCTTTTTCCGTTTCTTCTTCTATATAAGAACTCAATAAACTTTTTAATTTATGTTTTTGAAACTTTGTTCTATTATATAAGATTCCTTCTTTAGGTAGAAAATAAAAATAGTTGGGTTTAGTGTCTTCTATAAAATTAAAGCCCACTTTACGATAAAAATTGCCCGTACTCCATCTTCTATTTGCATAAGATAGTAAAGATTTGGGTTTATACATTTTTTCAAAAGCCTTTAGTAATCTACTTCCTCCCCCTTGTACTGTAATGTTTTTCTTAGTGCAAAATCTAATAAGTTCATATTCTATATTTTTATTAAACCTAGGCTTGCCAAAAGTCATTATAGAAACAAGATTATAATTATAATATAAACCTATCTTAATACTAGAGTTGCAGTAACCTTGCATATGATTATCCTCTATAAATCTTCTTGCTTCTTTAGTGGGTACTTCTTTTATAATACATTTTCTGGCTCCTATTTTTGTGTTAAGATTTTGTTTATCTCTAATCATAGAAATCCATATATGTTTTTTATTTATGTTTAGCCATTCATTTTCAAATATATGGAAAAGTTGTATATCCTTTTCTTCACATAGAGTAGTTTTAATGAGGTGTTTATTAGGCTCTTCTAAAGTATTATTAAACATTGAATGCTTAGAAATACCATGACTATGCCACATAAGGCCGTTGTATTCTATAGCAAACTTATATTCTTTGGAATATAAGTCTAATTCAAAAGGCGTAATAATTTTCCTGGTATTAAGTTCTGCTCCATGCACTAAGTTTAAGAGTAAAGCTTCCGCTTTATTTACTTTTTTAATTTTAAGATTAAATTCTTTAATTCTCAAATAAATTCCTGTATAAGATAAATTATGATATTCATGAACTTTAGAAACATCTATAAATCCATCTTGAGAAAAGTTTTTAATCCAAAAGTCTCTATTAATATTTTCAGGAAATAATATCCAATCTCTAGTTAATATAGAATTTTTACATTCTTTCCTGCCACAATAGTAAGAAGGTCCTTTACTAAAGATAGATACTTTACACTCCTCGCCACATTGACATTTGGGTATAGAGATATTGTTATACACTGAATATACTTCATTTACAGTAACGTCATATTTTCTCATAAAAGAGGGATTCAGTTTATTATTAATAACCCCGTTATTTTCAATTATAAACTCTTTAGTTAATGTCACTGATTTTTTGCAATTACAGACTTGTCTGTAACCTATTTTAAAATTTATAAATTTTTTCTTTGTTGAACAGGAACACATCTCTTTACCAGGAAACTTATAATCATAACAATCTTTTTGGGTTATACCGTACTTTTGAGCCAACTTATAATTAAAACCTTTTCCTTTGAATATTTCGTTTATAACTTTATCTGTTAATATTTTAGGTTCCATTGTAAGTTTTTTATTTTTGCATTTGCTATTACCACAACTTTTTCTATAACCACTTTTAAAGTTAATAAAAGGTAAAGATTTACCACATTTACATAAAGGAGGCGTCTCTATACTATTATATATGCAGTAAGCCTTTTCTAGTGATATTGTTAGTTTTGATAATTGGAGTCTATTAGTTCTAGGATTTATAATATTTTGAATTTCTATCTTTGTCATAACATTCACTTGAATTAAAATTATAAGAGTATAACCCCTTATATACTTTTATTTATAACTTATTTTTTACCACCCGTCACCATTGTCCCCATCACTATAAAACCTAGCATATAACGGGTCTTTCTTTTCTTGTTCTATCTGTTCACTCATCTCAGTGATTTCTTCATCACTCATTTTTAGTACCTTTTTAAATACATAGGAGTGACTAAAATATTTTCCTATCATATCTTCAATATCATTATATAAACTTAACGATTCTGTAATATGCTCTCTTTCCATTTTTTCAAAGAATTTATTCTCAGAAACAAATTTAATTTTCATATTTTTTAATAAATCTTCCCACTCTTCTTCAGTAGCAATTCCTTTTGTAATTACTTGTCTTTTAAGTAATTCATAAAATAATTCAAGGAATTGGTTCCTTAGTCTAGATATAAAGTTAAAAAATTTAAGTTCTTCTCTATTAATAGAAGTAGTGTCAAAATCAAATCCCCCTTCTCCTGGGCCTTCATCATTAATTCTATTTGTAGGTACTTTAAGTGTACTATATAGTTTTCTTTTAAAATACAGAACATCACCCAATTCACCTAGATTACCGGTTTCGTCTATTGTATCTACCGTTGTTCCTTTTTCACCACCCCTATTAGGGAACCAATAATCTTCAGTAAGTGAACTAATATGTTGCTGATTGGATATTGTTCCGGATTGTAAATCGTAGAATTTTTTGTATTTAAACTTTGCTTGATTTTTCTTCATAACTTCTTCTGCTTTTTTGTTATTAAGATTTGAAACATCTACATTAAAAACTCTTCTTGAAACGGAACGGGTAAATCTCATAGGAATTAACATATCTTCAAGTGTACTTAGCATATTTGCCGGTTTAATAGCTGTATGTAGATTACTCAAAATAACATTATCCGAATAAATACCTGAATCTATTCTAATAATTTCTTCTCTATCGAAATGTCGAGATTCTTTTCTAGTAGTTGTAGTAAATTGATTTTGCGAATGTGATAGATCAACATATTCCCATCTTTCTTTGGAATAATTAAAGTTTAACCCAAAAGGACTTAAGATATTTAATTTTTTGATGCCCCCACCTAAGTCAGCCTCATCATATGCACAATGAATATTTAATTGACCGTCTATATAAAAAGTTAAGAACATAGAATATATATTTTTTCTTAAATTAACTTTATTTAAAATATCGCGTAGTTCTTCGGCGAATTTGTCTTTAACTTCCTGAGGGGTTTCTAGTAGAAAATCTATATTAAGTATGTCAGCAGAACCTGGACTAAAAATTGCCTCATCAACTATTTCATTAACGGCGTCTGCTACTTCAGCTGTCGAAGCAATTCTTCTGTAACTTGATATTAACTCATTTTGTAATTGAGTTTGCTTTTGTTTTTTAGAACCTTGCCCACTATAAATGTTGGTATCACCAGTATCAAAGAAACCAGTGGGCACCATATCTTCTAAAGAATGTTCAATATCATCTATACGAGGTTCAGAAGTTAATTTAATGTTGTCATCTGAATTTTTCGTTAGGAAAGGCTTTTCAAGCATTTCCATTAGTAAATTTTTGTTATTATCTGCCATATTTTACCTTTTGTATTTTATAAATATTTATACAAACAAAAAAAATAAAAGAGGATTTAAATATGAAAAAAGTACTAATGGATACAAAGGTTTATTTTAATGGAATGAGCCAAACAATTATAGCAGGAGTAGAATATAAAGACGACGCTCCTATTGTTTTAGCGAATGCTGATAAATTTGTTACTATTAAAGTTGCTAAAGCTCCTAAAAAAGCTGCTCCTAAAAAAGTAGAAAAGAAAATTGAAAAACCAAAAGAAGAACTATTGGTGGAAGCACCAGTTGCAGCTCTAAAAGTTACTGAAGAAGTGGATGAGGAACCAAAAAGAAAAAGAAGTAAAAAATAATAGAAATTTTTTAAATTTCTAAAGTGTGTCTAAGTTTAATTTGTTATAATTATAACTTAAAAGGATTAAACTTAGACAATTACTAACTTCATCAAACCTCACAATATCTCCAACAAACAACTCCCTGCTAAACAAATTTATACATTAGAACATATGCTTGATATACAGCACCCTTAAAAGAAGCCTCTATTGAAAAAGCGGGCAAATATTCTTCATAATTATAACGGTGAATACTTATCCTATAGAAAAATTAGGGGCATAATCTTCATGCCCATTTGGCTCTATTTTCAGACCAAGTAAGCATCTGCAAATTATCTTCTGAAGCTATTATATAAGAAGGAACATTATTTAAAAATCCTTCTTGTACAGAAATAATATGATCGAGTTGATGACCGTCTTTCCCACAAAGAACTCTATTATAATTACTTGGGTTTATTTTATCTTTATAAAGAGAATAATTAATTTCTGTTTGTTTTCTTACAGTTCTTTTATAAAGCTCCCAATCTGATATTTGGTCGAGAGGAATCCATAATCCTTGAGATTCCATAGTTTTCCTTTTACCTTCTTGACCACTTAGTGAGTTGTTGTAGTTCCTATCGCCATATTTAGCTAGTTTAGTTTCATAAACTTTTTCAAATACTTTTTTATAATGTTCCTTATATTCTTCTTCGGTTAAACTATCTTTGAATTTTTGCCTACCTTTAGCATATAAATCGTTATCTTTACAAGTTTTGACTGCTTTTTCACGGTTGTTATAAAAGGGCTCACCATATCGTTCTATCCTTGTTTTTTGGCCTTGTTTTTTATTAAAGTAATGTTCAACACCATATCTTTCTAGATTAGTTTTCTTTAGGGATTCTAAAACTTTGGCTTTTCTTTCTGGGTCTTTTCTAGAACAGGAGTTACAAAGTTTAACAAACCCTGCTTTGAAACTAATAAAACTTAGCTCTTTATCACATACACATTTGGGGACTTCTATATCGTAATATATCAGATACACATCTTTAGCACTTGTATAAATTTGTTTCATTATATTCGGATTTAACGACCCATTTTTCTTAATCAAGTAGTTTTCTATGTATTGTTTTGTGACTGTTGCATTTTTATGGTTGATAATATAACCTACACCAAAAGCTTTGAATTTTTGCTTAATATTATTTTTTTTCTTTAATATAATCCAAATCGTTAAATATGCAATATATTTCTTCTATAGATATAGTTATATTGTATTTTCTTAATTTTTGTGCATTTAGGCCTTTCTTTTTAGTTAAAAGGTTTTCTGTTATGTATTGTTTTGTGATTTTCATAATTTTGTCCTTGCGGAATAAGACAAGTTCGCGGTCTTTTATATTATTTATATAAAGCCAAAAGTACAAACCGCGAAGAAAAACTTTTGAACTTATATAATTAATATAACCTATTATATAGGATTTTTACTTAATTAGGAGGAAAATATTTTCCTCCTTTTTTTAAGTAAAGATAATGTATAATTACTTATACAAAAATCTCGCTGAACTCTACGCCAGTTCCTATGGCCACAAAATTTAGAGTAATAAACTCTGCAACTCTTGTAGGTTTAACAGCAATATCACAAACAAACTGATTAGCATCAATAATTTGTGGTGTATTATTAGTTTCATCACATCTAACATAAAAGTCATAAACTCCTCTACCAGCTTTAACACTTTCTAAGAAAGGTTTAATAGTAGCAACAAATCTATTTCTTGTATATACATCATTGAATTCAAACCATTTACATTCATATTTGTTCGTTAAACAAATACCGAAAAATTAATATACTATTGTACCTTAGACCGTTTTTTATAACTTCCTCTGTATTATTAAGTAATGTTATTATAAATTATATATTTATTTATATATTTATTTATTTATGTTCTTTAAAATCTTGCTTCTTAAATTCTTATTTTTACTGTATTCTTTCAACAAACTGGAAACTAAAATAGTCAAATTAATATCTTCTGTACATTTGTTGACTAATGGTATTTTTAATCTCAGTCTATATTGTTTATCATCTTTCAATATCTTCTCCTTTTTTTATATATACTATATTCCCGCTATCATATAGTGTTAAGTATCCGTTATTTTTTATATTTTCTTTAGTGCTAATTTTGTTATTATAGATATTAAGTTTTCCTTCTAATTTATGTTTTTGAAGCTCTTCCCTTGCAAAGTATTTACCTCCTTTAAAATACCTAAAACCAGGAGGAGTTATTCTAATTTTAGTAAAACCTGTCTTTTCATACACATCTCCTTCGCTCCATCTTCTATTGGCATAAGATATAATATTTTTGGGTTTATATTTTCTCTCAAAATAAGTTAATAGTTTTGAAAATCCCCCCACTACAGTGGTATTTAATTTCGAACTAAATCTTATTATTTCATATTCTGCTTCTTTAGTGTATCTGGGTTTACCTATTGTCATTAATTGTATTAATTCATTATTATAGTATAAACCCAACTTAAATTTAGACTTTGCGTAACCTTGCAAATGTGTTTTCTTACAAAAATCCTTAGAGTCTTTTACATTTACCGCTTTTATAATACATTTTCTGGCGTACACCCTTCTATTATTACCCATCTTAGACGAGATCATTGAGGCTACAATATCTTCATCATTTATAATTTCATTTTCGAAAAATTGATAAAGGACAACTCCCTTTTCTTTGCACATATCTGACTTCATTTTATGATAATTTTTATCAGTTCCTGATTCTATTGAATGCCAGTAGTCTCCATGAACTTCTACACCAAATTTTAACTTTTCGTTATAAAAATCTATTTCATATGGAGGTATTACTTTCTTTGTCTTAATAAAATCTTTAAGATGTTTTTTAATTATTTGTTCCGGAAAGGATAAATGTTCATCCCACATATTAAAGAATCTTTTTATTCTTAAAGTAGTATTCCTACTACAATTGAAATATTCCTCAAAAGCCTTTTCAAGGAAATATTCTTTTATAAAATTTACTTTTATAAAATCTTCATTAAAATCTCCTATATTAGTAAAATGTCTCCTAGTATGATGATACCCAAAAGTATCATCCTTTTTGTTTTTGTTCCTAGTTTCTTTAATTTTCTTTAATATATCTTTATTTTGAGTAGGATATTCTACATAATACCTTTCTAGCATAGTTTTCTTTTTCTTAATATTACCTATAGAATCTGCTTTGGCCATAGCATTATTTGGGCCTGAATTATCTATTAATTCAAGTGTACATTTTACCCCATACTTCTCTATACAAGTTTTCTGTTTCTTTAACTGTCTTTCTTTTTCTTGTTCTTGGCTTAATTTTGGTCTTAAAAGTTTAGCTCCACATTTAGCTGAACAAGTTTTAGCATAACCTACTTGATTTATAAACTTTCTTTCTTTGTTGCATATAGGGCAATATTTTTTACTATTATTCCATAAATATATGTCTTTTGTGCTTAGATTATGATATTCGAAAATTTTTTTTATTTGCGTACTTGTAAATAAGTTATTTTTGCTGTATTCTTTTAGATTATTAATACTATAGAAGTTATTTAAGTCCTGACAAACTTTACATTCTCTATAGCCTTGTTTAAAAGATATAAATTTTAGTTTATGTCCTTTTAGACATAAACCAGTTTTATTAAAGAAGATTTTATAACAATCTTCTTTGGATATCCCAGGATATTCTTTTTTTAATTTAGTAAATTTTAAATTTCCTTTAATATCTAATAAGTTTCTTTGAATTTCTTCTTTTTTCATTTTTTTTACTGCTCCTGAGTAAGTTTTTATAATATAATTATATTATAAAATTAATTAATTTTTCTGCTTTATGTCTCCATAAAGATTAGACTATATCTTCATCCTAACTTTTAGGATGTAAACCACTTCCACTAGACTTCTAGTGTACTTCCTTTCGGAATAGTCGTTGAACCTTCTTCATTTTACAGAAGCTTGGCTGCTGATTGTCTCTATCTGTAGAATTTTAAGGGTTCGTTATCTTCTTTCGAGATAATATCCTATCTACAACCTATTAAGATGTCCCAGCAATTCGATTTATATCTATGCAACTAGCTTATAGTTACAATCTTCGGTATTATTACTAATTCCGTACCCGTTATAATTCAGGTAATATTTAGCCATACGACTAATTGCTCGCTCTAAAGTATTAAATAAACCTCTAACATTTCATTCATATTAATATTTGTTCGCAACACAAATATCAAAAATTAATTATTCATTAATTAATTAATTTTTGCTTTATGTCTCCATAAAGATTGGACTATATCTTCACCCTTTTGGATGTCCACCACTTCGGAACTGCTTAGTTCCTACTCCTTTCGGATAGTCTCTGAACCTTTTGTATATAGAATTATTAAATAATAGTTCTACTTAACAACTTGGCTGCTGATTTTCTCTACCTTTAGTTTTTCTAACCTTCATATACTCTTTTCAGATATATTGTGGTACTAAAGTCTAACAAGATGTCCCAGCAATTCAATGGATTTATACAGAACAATTAGTTTATTCTGTCAACATTATGTTACATTTGTTCGTTAAACAAATTCTCTAAGTCTCCTTAGAAGTTCAGACTATATCACAATTATTATAAAATTTATCTGGGGAGATAATATAATAATTCCCACCACTTCGGAAACACTTGTTTCCTACTCCTTTTCAGGATAGTCGTTGGACCTTCTTCGTATTATATACTATAACTTAGAAGCTTGGCTGCTGATTTTCTCTATATAGTATCTTTTCTAACCTTCATAATCTAATTTCTTGATTATTGTGGTGTACTATATCTTCAAGATGTCCCAGCAATTCAATGGGTTTTAAGTGCGCCTGACAGATAATGAAAGGCTTCTTTTTACAAAGAACACATTATATATTTCTACATAACTTATAATTATTTATAAATATTAAAAAAGGATTTATAATGTTAGAAAACGAAATGGAGGATTATATTTTTAATCTAGAAAAGAATATAAGTGATAAAAAAATTAAAGAAATAATGAAAAATATAGACTCGAATTCAAATATAGATGAAGAAAATTCATTAAGGTTAAAAGAATTGCTTTTACTTTTACAATCAGGAAAAAACCCAAGGAACCCAGAAGATTATAATTTATATAGTAGGGAATTGATGTTTACTTACCTAAATTATATGAAAAGAGAAGGAAGGCTAGATGAATTAGATTATAGAGATTTCTTATGTTATTTGGGTAATGAAGGATTTTTGTCGTTAGAAGATTAATTTAGAAAATTAATAATGATTCAGTTAATAAATTTTCATTAAAAGAAACCTTTAATGATTCAATTTTATATATGTATCCTTGTCTCTTATAAAAATTCTTTGTTCTCTTTAAGACACCTTTGTAATGAATAATAATACTTCTTCTATCTTGTTCTTTTATTCTTTCTTCTCTTTCTCTTATAAAATCTTCTTGAGTTTTGCTATTATATACCTTAACTATTTCTTTTCTTTCTTCGGCTGTTTCTATACCAAATATACCAGGCACATAAGATACTTTCTCTTTACTATGAACTAGAATTTCATCATGGTTTGTAACATAGTTATCTAAACCATTTTTATCTATAAAATCTTGTATAATCGTTGATTCCCATGATTCATACATACTAAATAATGAATCACCTTTTAATATAGTATTTAATATACATTTTATTTCTTCACTTAAATCTAGTATATACTGTTGGCCATAAATTTTATATCCTTTTTCTATATGATAAGGCAAACTATTAAATGTATCTTTAGAGATGAATTGTCTTAATTCTTGTTTGTTTTCTATATAGTGTTTTACATTGCTGTATCCTAAATTATGCTTCTTTGCCTCCAGCAACAAAAATTGATATAAAGATGTATTAATATCATAAGAAGTATAAGAAGGCAGTAAATTTATTTTGTCTTCTTTTTTTAATTTATTCCAGTATCGGTTATATAATCTCCCGTTAGCATTTTTTGACGGTATTTGAATAAGTAAATTTGTATTTTGTAGATAATTTATGGCTTCTATTCTATCTTTTTCAAAATAGAACGGTGCTTTGTAATCTTTATTTGGCTCTATACGTTGAATTTTAGCATTATTGAATTTCTTAATACTTCTAATAAAAAGTTTCTCGTCTTGTTCTTTAATGATATCTTCATAACTCTTTAGCATATGTACTATTTTACTCATAAAATTTTTACATTCTTTTGTTTTTTCATAAACTGAATTATTTTTATGCAATTTATTACCCTTTATAACACAAAAACCTTTAATTGTTTCTTCAACAAAACCAAATAAATAAGATTTGTTAATTTTGTTTGACTTAGAATTTTTGATGGAATTATGTTTAATTAGATGATAGTATCTTGTTTGTATAAATTTTAGCTCGTGATTAGAAATATAATTATCTTTGTTGAATTTTAATATGATAGAAGGCAATTTATTAAGCTCGTTATCTGATGTTGTGTTGAAAAAAATCAGCATTTTTTTGATAGCTTGAATTTTATCTTTGTTAAAGTCAGCAAAATTTAGTACGTCTGAATCTTTTAATCTTTTTAATTCTGCAGTATATAAATTGATAAAATTTTGCCTCATTGTTAATCTCCGTTAATTATAAACGGCTGTCAGGCTCGTTTAATTTTTTTATATCTTAATTATGATATTTAGAGTGAGCCTGACAAAACCCCTAAATATCATAATTAAAATATATAATAGTATTTATAAAAGTAAAATTATTATAACAAAATATTACTTAATAATTTCTAATTTTAGAACGATTTTGTCTTGAAATTAACATTTACAACTAATTACTTTATAATCATTACATTTTTTAATCATTTTTATATACTATATCTGCCTGATTATTTTTGCGTAAAAAGAGAAAGTAATCACGCTTATTTTATCATTCTTTATAAATAGAAAGTTATTACTTGCTTCTGCATAATTATAAAACTCCCCAATTTTATAATTATGTATATAAACCATTTTCAAAGACGCACTTGGTTTACTCTGTAAAGTCTTTTGACCCCATACTCAAATATGTTAAATTGTAATCGTTACTTACAACCAAATTAAATCCCTTATTTTTTCATTTATTTAATTTTCTATATGTCTCCACATAGGTCAGACTATATCTTCATCCTTAACTTAATATTAGGATGTGAACCGCTTCGGAATCACTTGATTCCTACTTCCTTTCGGAATAGTCGTTGAACCTTCTACTTATCCATTGGACTTAGTAGCTTGGCTGCTGATTTTCTCTATATAGCATCTTTTCTAACCTTCATAATCTAATTTCTTGATTATTGTGGTGTACTATATCTTCAAGATGTCCCAGCAATTCGATTCATTTATACAACATATTACTATGCTGCGCTACAATATTTTATAGCATTCCCTTGACCCGGAAAAGAAACAATTGGATTAATCTTATTTTTATATAAGAAATCTCTTTGCCCCAAATTAGGATTGAAAGAAATTTTTTGTGCATTCTTTATTTGACCTCTATCAAGACCAGCAGATGCCCACCAAGTATTTAATGAAGTATTTGTATCAGCTCTAAGACCAGCAACATCACCTGCTACAGAACAATTTTTTTATAATTCTTTTTGATTATATAAGTAAAAGTAAAAATTAAGGACCAACAAAATGATTACCAATAAAATTTATATAATACAAAATTATTTATATAATGTAAAAAACAAGATAAATACTAAAAGACTAAACAAAGAATTTTTTATAAAAAATTCCCTAGAATTTTCTGAAATTTTTCAAAATCAAGAAAAACTTTTTGTGTTTATGAGAGAAAATAAATTGTTAGAAGAAAAATTACAAAATAGTTCTGGAGAAAATCCCAATGATAGAAACTATATATATTCTACTTGTAAATATTGTGATGAAAAAACAAAGTTTATAGATGTAAATAAGGGCTATAAGAAATTTTGTAATCTTTCTTGTTCAGCAAAATTTAACACAAAAGGAAGAAATAAAGGCATAAAGAAAAATAAAGCATTAATTTCATTTAAAGAACTTGTTTTAAACCATTTAATTGGTACAAACAATAGTAGAACTATAATAGAGACACAACGCTTAAATAAAAAATGGTTTTATAAAAATTATTTAGAACAAGAATATAAATTATATATGCCATATATTAATAATCATAAATTATTACAACAAAAATTAATTAAAGAAAAAATTTATCATATTTTCTTTAAGGAAAATACGAATACACAAGAAAAAAATAAATGTTTATTTTGTAATAAGGAATCAAAATTTGTATCCGTAGCAAAAGGATATAAAAAATATTGCTCAAGACAGTGCGCTTCAAAACATTCATTAAACTTAGAATTACGAAAACAAACAATGTTACTTAAATATGGAGTTGAAAATTCCTTTCAAATGGAAAGCACTAGAAAAAAATGCACATCTAAATCTGCATTACAAAAGAAACACCAAACAAAACTAAACAACATAGACGAAAAAGGATTAAACAGTTACGAAAGGGGGGCATTAAAAGCGAAAGTATCAAAACTAAACAACATAGACGAAAATGGCCTAAACAGTTATGAAAGAAGTGCATTAAAGATGAAAGAAACTAATGAAAAACTAGGTAATTGGATAACTGAGGATCAAGTAAAAGATTTTAAAGATTATACTAGGTTGGTTTGGAGATATACAAATCAAAATGATTTAAGTGTCCTCGAAAACATAGAAAAAAGAGGCATACAAGTAGACAATTATCATCTAGATCATAAGTACTCTATTTTTCAGGGATTTAAAGAAAATATGCCTGCTAATATTATAGGTAATATATGTAATTTGGAGATGTTGGTGTCTGGCAAAAATTTATCTAAAAATAGAAAATGTAGTATAACAAAAGAAGAGCTCTTGTCTTCTTTTGAGAAATAAGAATTATAAAAAATATTCCAATCTTAAACGCAACTTTAAGATCTGGTTTATATAAAAACTTTTTTTGGTCCTTGTTTTTATATACCACTATATGTCCCCACATAGTTTAGACTATATCTTCATCCGTTTCGGGATGCGAACCATTTCCAGCGCCATTAAACTTGCACTGTACTTCCTCTTCAGGAATAGTCGTTGAACCTTCTACATATTATATCTACCTTATATAACTTAGTAGCTTGGCTGCTGATTGTCTCTACCTTATATTTTTCTAACCGTCATATACTCTTTTCAGGTATATTGTGGTATATAAGTTTAACAAGATGTTCCAGCAATTAGATTCGTTTTCAAGTTTATATTACTATAAACCGGAGCTTCTATTATAAAACCCATCTGAATTTATCATTAAATTTGTCGTATTGATATTTGTAGTTACCAAAAAATGCGTTGAATGAGTTAGCAGTATTACCACTATTTAATTCACCAGTTTGAGCATCTTTAATAAGATTTTCAACTATTTTAGCACTTTGTAAACCAACAACATCTTCGAACCTTGCTCCAATGAAACAGATACACTTTATATTCATATTATATCGTTACATATAATACCGTCGTTTTAGCGACTGCTATACTTCTCAGTATAGATTAGACTATATCTTCATCCTTTTTATTTTGGTAGCAAAAGGATGCTTACCTTTTCCACTAGACTTCTAGTGTACTCCTCCTTTGAGGATAGTCGTTGAACGTTATTCCTAGTTTATAGTCATTTCGGACTATTGTTATGCCAAAACTAAGTAATATCCTTCGTATTTATCCCAACCTTTAATTTTAGCGTTTCGTAGTCCTGCTTTAGATGCATAAATAGGACTATTTCTACTTGATTTCTTAAGAGCTTGTATTGGTAGATTGTTATTCTTACAAAATTCTGTCAGCAAACCCTCATATTGGTAAACTAGATTATCATTTTTGTCAAATATACAAAAATTTTTAAACTTTGCTGCTTTTAATGTTTTTTGATAGTGCTTTTCTTTATCGAAACTTTTGGCAAACGATACCTTAAATTTCTCTATTCTTCTTAGTTCGTCATCCTCAGTTTTTAATTTTCTGGTAGCTTGCCATTTAGATACTTTATCCTTTCCTTTAGAACTTTTCCAAGCAGGGTCGTTGAGAGTTTTTTTCTGATTTTGTGTCATTTGACGCTGTATGTCCGGGTTTTTTCTTAGAGTTTGTTGTCTTTTCTTCTCAGATTCAAGTCTACAAAATTTATATCCGCCGAATAAGGTTCCTTCTTTTGCTCTTCTTTTATTGTTTAAAGAAATATAAATCCCTCTTTCTTCCATTTTAAGTTGAAAATCGCTTTTTGCTATAAGATCTTTTTCCTCCAATCTATTATTTTTTATATCTTTATTATGCATAGCACAAAAAGCAAATAGCATACTTGGAGAATATAATGCTTCAGTAAGCAACCAATGAGCATAATAATGATCAAAATGCATAAGATATACTCCGTTCCACGGAGTATCTCTTAAATTGCTCAGCTCCGGAAATAATGCATTTGGTAGAATATGGTGATGAGCAGTTTCAAATTTTATTCTTTTTTGATTATTATTCTTAATACAATATTTTATATACTGTTCTAATTTTTGTATAGATTTTATTTCTAAATTAGATTGTTTAAAAATATTTAATATTCTATTAAACATAATATTCTCCTTTTTAATTTATTTATAAAAACTTTGGCTACCAAACTCAAAGTTTTTATGTTTTGGAATCTTCGCTGCCGATTTTCTCTATTTCTAAGATTTTTACAGGTCGTTATCTCTTTTCAGGATAATATTGTACTTAGAACCTAACAAGATGTTCCGGCAATTAAATAAGTTTTACATTGAGGCTTACGCCGCAACCGAACCGTAATTTTGATCCGCTCTATCTGATGCTAATGCTCCCGCCTGAGTACGCGCTGCTTCATTTGCAATAACTATATCTATCGTTGTATTCAATTTGAGTCGTTACTTCAAACCCGTTCTCTTATGAACTGCTTTATGTCTTCATAAAGACTAGACTATATCATCATCCTGTTAGATATACAGGATGTTATCCGCTTCGAATGCACTTGCACCCTACTCCCTCTCGGGATAGTCGTTGAACTTTTTAATTAATCCATTTTTCTATTTATCAAAGAGTATAATTTGTAAATTATCTTCTGTTGAAAACGTTTTAATTAACTTAGCTGCTGATTGTCTCTATTTCCAAGATTTTTAGGGGTCGTTAGGTCATCACTGCCTAATATCCTACTTGGAACTATCAAGATGTTCCAGCAATTCAAATAATTCTTTCTATATATTACTATATAGTAGGACCACAAAAAAATATACCTACTACCTTTAGTATATTATTTCTTTTTGATCAACTTCTTCTTTGTTCATTTATGTTCATATAAGCTCGTTAATTCTTATACCAAAATCTAATCGTTGATAACAAATTAGATTGCTATATGTCTCCATATAGATCAGACTATATCTTTATCCTCTATTTTGGTAGTGAGGATATTCACCATTTCGGACCACTTGGCCCTACTCCCTCTCGGGATAGTCGTTGAACCTTTTAATTTCAAATAACTTGAGGATAATACATATACATATATTATCACTACATTATTATTTATAATATCTATAAAAGGGTAAATCATGAAAACATTTAGGGAATTTTATTAGAAAGCAGTTTTGAGATAAAACTTAAGGGATATTACGATAAAATAAAGGAATTAAGGGAAATGGATACCGAAGAAGCAATGAAAAGCATAGAAATAATTGAAGATAAAATCCGCTTGTTAGCCATTAAAAATTAAGTATTTTCCAATACTACTCAAAGGAACAAAATGTTTAAAAATTATGATGCAACACAATCTCAAAAAAACTTTAGATGAATTAAATTATTATAGTTAAAAATATCAATTCAATGAAGTCAAAGAAGTCAATGTTTGTTTCTTAAACAGTCTAACTTACTTCTTCTTAAATACTCCGTAGTCCTTATTAGGGATTAGCAATATCATTGAATTAGCATTTTTAACTTACTTCTACTTAAATACTCCGTAGTCCTTATTAGGGATTAGCAATATTTTAAGTTATCCAAAAAGTCAATGTTTGTTTCTTAAACAGTCTAACTTACTTCTTCTTAAATACTCCGTAGTCCTTATTAGGGATTAGCAATATCATTGAATTAACATTTTTAACTTACTTCTTCTTAAATACTCCGTAGTCCTTATTAGGGATTAGCAATATCATTGAATTAACATTTTTAACAATAATAATTTAAATATCTCTTTATATATTATAATTATACATTAAAAAGTCTTAAAGTCTAATTAAATTCCGAATTACATATAGAAAGACATAGTGAAGAATATGGAGATTATACAAAAGAGGAATATTTTAACGCTTTACAAAAGGCATATGATAAAGAAGAATTTGGATTAAAATAACTTTTTTAAATAAAACAAATAAGAGGTTTTATATTAATTAAGCTCTTTCTCAGTCACGGTTGAGAGCTTAATTAAGATAAAACTTCAGTGACAGGACTATTATTAATCAAAAGATAAGAGGTTAATCACCCCATGACTACTGACACTTTACAATTAGATTCTAACTACAATGCTTTAATTCAAGAATTAAAACTTTCACACTCTCAAGAAGGCACCATATATAAAAATGCATATAGATATACCATATCATTTCTGTTAAAAATTTACAAATATTGAATTATAGGAAAAAAGTAGTAATTAAAAGATACCCTACCAAAAGTATCTTTTAATTTTTGTTTGTTATTTTATTATTTGAATTAACTTGGCTGCTGATTGACTCTATTTTTAGGATTATCACTGCTTATTTTCATAAACGAGTACCCAAAACTTACCGAGTGTTTCCAGCAATTAGATGAATGTTCATTAATCAATTACTTGATTAAGCAGCATAGCTAATAGGAGAAGAATCCGTATTATTAGCACTTTTACCAAAGATAGTATTATCAGAAACTGAACCATATGCGAATTCAATATCACCAAAGTTTACATAACCGTCTCCACCATTTGAAGTATAAAGAACTTTATTACTTGCAGGAGTAATTATAGTACCGTCTAATGCTAATTTAGCAGCAGTATATAATCTTGAATCTGGTAAATCATTAATACTTGTATTATCTTTAACAAAAACTAACTCATCATATTTGTTGATAATATCTTCAATATAATTTGATTTATTTCTGTAATCTTTTGAACCCGGAATTAATGAAACAATGTAAGAAGCAGTAACTTTTTTATCTTTTCTTATTACAATTGCAATCTCTTTCTTAGACTCTAAAGGTTTAGCTTCAAAGAAATCATTTAATACAAGTCCGTTAAAAACATTTTGTGAACCACTTGCGAAATCTGCTTCTCTTGCGATAGCAATTTCAATACCATTCATTAATGCACCACTTGATTTGGCCATAAATTTAAGTTTTGAATTTCCAGTAACTGGAATACTCATTTCTTGTACTTCATAATCTGCTTCATTTGCAATATGAATTGCTTCAGGTTTTAACTCGTGAGCACTTTTTAAAGTGGCACCGTCTCTTGGAGCACATACTAATGCATTTTGAGCCGCATATTTAACAAGTACAGGAGCCCCTATATCAGCACCACTTATAATATTCCCATCAGGATCTTTTTGTGTAAAATCAACAGTTTGACCATTAACATCTGCAAATACTAGCTCGTAAGACTCACCTTCACTATTTTCAGTAGTAGTAGTTACAGTCATATTACCAGCAATAATTTCATTAGTCATAGCAACACCTGCAATTGAAGCAGTAACTGTAATAACAGCACCATCTACAGCAACATTAGTAGCATTTGTATCTATACTTTCGATTAAAGAACCTAAGTTAGACGCAATATCTTCAACTGTGTCATCAGAACCAGCAGAATAAGTTACACTTTCATTTCTATTTTTAACAGTATAATCTACTTCTTCAGCAGCATTAATTTTAATTTTATCAACTTGCTTTACAGCCTTTGTTGGTTCTTCAATAGCAGTTACAGTATATTCGTTTTCTTGATCTGGATTAAATTTAACAACAGAACCGACTTGGATATAATATGGAGCGTTTGTAACTTCCACTTTTCCGTCTTCATTTACTGCATAAATTTTATTTCCTGAATCCTTAAACGTACCATTCGCATCTACTGCTCTTGAAACTAATAACTTGTTAGCATATTGTAAAAAGTTATAACATTGGACGATTTATTCGAATAAGGTCGTTAATCTTATCCCGTTCTCTTATGAACTGCTTTATGTCTCCATAAAGACTAGACTATATCTTTGCCCAAACATTGGGCAACTACCACTTCCACTAGACTTCTAGTGTACTTCCTTTCGGAATAGTCGTTGAACCTTCTACATATCCTATATGGACTTAGTAGCTTGGCTGCTGATTGACTCTATTTCTAATTTTTTAAACCTTCATATACTCTTTTCAGATATATTGTGGTATTAGAACCTAACAAGTGATCCCAGCAATTCAATAGTTAATTATTCTATATATTACTATATAGAACGGCTCTTATTAAAAGAGCTTAATAATTTTTCTAATGTAATAGAACATTTACATTAAAATTAACTTGACATAGTTTGTTTACAATCAACCTAACTTTGTTATAAGTAAAATTTTTCTATTTCATTATATATACAGTATAATTCTTCAATACTTAAGTCGGTATATGACTTAATTCTTGTTGATAGTCTTCCTGTATTAGGATTAACAAATTCTTCTATATCAGTTTTTGTCATTATTAAGCTGCCTTTAAAACTGACCAGTCATTATAATTTGCGTTAGTAGGGCCTCCATAATATTGAATTAATTCTTCTCCATTTGTGATTAATAAAAATTTATCACTTGGACCTTTTGTAAAAACACCTGCGAAACATGCAGTTGCATTTCCTAACATTGGTACTACGATTGATAAATCAATCTCATTCACTTGAACGCCCGGCGACATTTGTGCCATAATAATTCTCCTTTGTGCTTAAATAAGCACTAGTTACTTGAAAGTACAAGAGTATATATTTTTAAGAACTTAGTAACCAAAAGTTCGCTTGGGAGATCCATATAACCCTCAGGATATGGTTAACCAAGGTATATATACTTCGTCTTGTCTAATATTATTTATAAAACAAATGAGAGATAATATATACTATCCACTCTTAGTGGTCTCTGAATAGCATATAATGTGAAGGCGCTAATTTCACACTCTTATAAATGAAAAAGTATATAGATCACTGTTTAGTAAATAATCAAGGAAAAAGAATATTAAACGATAAAGGACTTAGCAAATTTTTACATCATCATATACTCCCAAAGCGGATTCTTAGTACTCTGGCCACTATTATACTCATTAGTTATTTACTGAAGCAGTGAGTAAATATAGCCAGTTAAGTGCTTTTTACGCTATGTATAACAAAAGTCGACTTAATAACGCCAGGAGTTCCTAAAGAAAAAGGGAAAATATGCATAGCCAAGAATACTAAGGTGTCGATAAAGATTGAGGTATAAATTAAACTTTAAATATACTATAAATACTATAAAAGAAGGATACAAAATGCTAAAATACAAAGTATTAATTAATCAACCCGAAATAACTTTAAGTTTAATGGGAAGAGAAAAAACATTTAAAAAAGAGCAAGTAGTTACTGAAGATGCTTACACCAAATTTTACCCTCAGCACTTTGTTATGATTGGTGAAGTGACTGGATTTTCATCTTATCTAGCAACTCCTGTATTTATACCTAACGGAATTGAAGAATTTATGGCAAAAGAAGCTAAGAGAAGAAAAGAAAAACCCAAAAAAGTAATAAAGAAAAATATACAAAAAGAAGTGGACGAATTAAAAGAAATATCAGATAATTTCTTATCAACTGTAAAAAAATCTGTCGACACTCCTGCTGAAGTAGAGGCTATAGAGGATTTAGTATCGGACCTTCAGAAAGTATCAGAAGACTTTGATGTTAGAATAGAAACAGAATAATAGGAGATTAAAAGCAAGTTGGAGCATAACCTGGGAAATTTAGTTTATAAAATTAAATTATAGGATAACATCATGAAAAATAAAATACTACAAGAGTTCTTAGACTCAGATATTAAAATAAAATCAACAGAAAAAATAAAGAAGTATATAGATTATTGTTTAAGAAATAATCAAGAAAATAGAATAAAAGGTGAAACCAGCCATCATCACATTCTACCAAATAAACTTTTTGAAACTTATAATAACCTTAAAGAAAATCCGTGGAATGGAGTTCATTTAATGTACTGCAAACACTACAAGGCTCACTGGTTACTTACCGAAGCTATAGATGATTATGGTCAATTATTGGCATTCACAAAAATGCATAACTGTGATATTAAGAATAAAAGAATAACAGAAGTAGACCTAATTCCTGAAGGTGAGTTCCAAGTTAAATTAGAAAAGGCTTATAAAGATAGGGAAGATTTTTTGAGAAGACCTATAGAAGTAGGAGGGTTACATACCACAAGAAAAAAAGAAGCTTGTAGGAAACGGGTAGAAAAACTAACCAAACCTTATTTTGACGATAAAGGTAGGCTCACTTCAATATCCAAAGAAGCTTCCAAGAAAGGTGCAAAAACTAGAAAGGCAAGCGGGGCAGAAGTACTAATGGTGAGTAACCGTTTCAATACTATGACTAAAAAAATACTAGACGGTAACAGCCAACCGATAAATAGATTTATAGAATCAGCTAGAAAAAGTGCTTTCACTAGGACTCAAATGTTTATAAATGAAGATGGAGTAGCAACTTCTATAGCCAAAGAATCTATTAAGGCGAGAAACATAACTATGCAGAAAGAGCAGATGTACGAAGGAAAAAAATTATCGAGGGAAAAAATAAGAGGCAAGTTAATTTCGAAAGCTATGAATAAAGAGTTTTATAATGAAAATGGTAATTTAACTACTGTAGCTAAAGAAGCCAAAAAGAAAGAATTGAAAACCAAAATTGAGAAAGGGCGTTTCTTTAACATTTTTAATAAAGGGGTTTTGGTCAGCGAAAATGTTCCCCAAATTAAATTAAAAGAAATATATAGTACTCTAGTAAGATTTACTAAAAACAATTGGTTAGGCAAATCTACTAAATCTAAGAATTGGCTAATTAAGAAGGACTTGAGTCATCTAGTGGGTTTATATGTTGAAGAAGTGAGTATATAAATAATATTAAAGAGGTAACCTATGGCGAAAATTAAAACAGCAGAAGCATTAAGAGAGTATATTAAAAGAAGGCTTGGGGCACCCCTATTAAAAGTCGAACTTACAGAAGATATGCTTAATGATTGTATAGATAAAAGTATAGAGGTTTATTCGGAGTATGCATATGATGGTTGTACACAAGAAACATTATTAGTGAACTTAGAACCAGGTAAATTGGATTATAAGTTATCAGACGATATTATAGCAGTAACTGGCCTGCAAGCATCAAGTACTTATTCTACATTTATTAACATACCTGCTGGTTATACCTTGGCCATGAATCCTATTTCATTAGATATGCAAGATAATGTTTCTAATATAGATATTCAAAGTATGACACAAAGAATGGCTAAAATGTCTAACCTTAGAAGTATCTTTGATGTTCAAGTTAATTTCGATTTTAATTTTAATACAAAGATACTTAGATTTTATGAACAACCAATGTCAAGTGTAGCGGTACTCGAAGTGGGATTAGAATATTCACCGATGGAAATAGATAATATTTACGGTAATCAATGGATTAAAAAAAGGGCAGAGGGTGAAGCTTGGGTAATGTGGAGTACAGTAATGGGAAAATATAACAGCCAATTAGTAAATGGTTCAGAAATAAATTATGCTGATATGCAAAGTAAAGGTGAAGCCTTAATAGATAAATCAGAAGAAGAATTAGAAGGATTATTTGAACCACTTGGAATATATGTATTTTAACTCTTAAGTAACAATCTAACTTTATTTCTATAATGGTTATATACTATATAGAAAATTGTTACGCCGAGTTTCCAGAAGCTCGACACTTCGTTTATTAAATTATAGGATAACATAATGAAAAATAAAATACTACAAAAGTTCTTAGCCTCAAGTATTAAAATAAAATCACAAAGAAAACTAATACAGTATATAAATTACTGTATAGAAAAAAATCAAGAAAAAATAAAAGGTAAAACATCTCATCACCATATTTTACCCAAAGCTAAGTCTTGTTTTCCAGAATACAGTAATCTTAAAGAACATCCGTGGAACGGAACGCACCTAAAACACTCAGACCATTATCACGCTCATTGGATGCTTACCGAAGCCATAGATAACTATAGTCAATTAAGTGCTTTTACTAGGATGCATACACAAGATATTGCAAAAAAGAAAATAAAAAAGGAAGATTTAATTGCCCCAGAAGAATTTCAAAAGAAAATGGAAAATAGAAGTATAAAACATAGTAAAATGCTTAGTGAAATAGTTTACAAAGACGGAAGGAAATTTTCTAAAGCACAAATAGGTGCCATTAAAGGTGCATCTAAAAGGAAAGAATCGTATATAAACAAAGAAGGCATGAAAACTACTTCGTATCAAGAAGGACATAAAAAAATGGCCAAAACCAGAAGGAAAATTTTTCAACTTGAAAATGGAGAGCACTCTTCTATTCAAAAAGAAATTACCAAAAAAAGTGAGATAACTAAAGATAAAGAAATAACTTTAATCAACGGTGAAATATCTACTATAAGAAAAGAACACGATAAAAAAGTGGCTATTACTAAATTAAAACAATCTAAATTTTTTAATGTTCTCCGAAAAGGAGACGTGATTTACTCCAATCTTTCTACTAAGGATGTTAAAGTTATATCAGAAGCACTATTAAAAACTTCTTCTTCTAAACCTTTAGGTTTTTCTAAACGATCCAGGGTTAGTTTGAACATCAAGAAAAAACTTAACTTAGTTGGATTGTATATTGGGGAAATTATTAATCCTTTTAAGTAAAAAAATGTTATAATTTATTATAAAGGAAGGGTATGGAAAATATTAAATTAACAGAAGAGCAAGAACATGCTTATAATAGTATAATAGAAGATATTAAGGAAGTTAGAAATGGTGATATATTTGCTGAACATTCTTGGGTATCTTTGAAAGGCCCAGCAGGGACAGGCAAAACCTTTTTATCAAAAAAGATAGTTCAAACCTTATTGAATATGAATTTTAAGATAGCAGTAGTGGCTCCTACGCACCAGGCCACAAAAGTTATTAGGAATACAATAGGAATCCAACATAAGAAATTGAGTTTTGCGTCTTTACATTCATTTTTAGGTTTAAAGCCTGGTAAAGTTAATGTGGAAACAGGAGAGCAAAAATTTGTAAAAGATACAAGTAATAAAACAATGAGCTCATTAGCAAAAGAAAAATTTGATATTTGTATTCTAGATGAGAGTTCGATGGTGTCGAAAGAAATGTTTAAATTTCTTAAAGAAGAAATGTATCAAAATTCTAGAATTAGTTCTTTTCTGTTTATAGGCGACGAGTTTCAACTTTTACCAGTGGGAGAAACACACACTAATCACGCCATATATGATAATAGTTCGATAAATCACTATAATCTATCAGAACTTATTAGAAATACAGATATGGAAGTTATAAATTTCGTAACAAAAATCCGTTCTATGATAAGTTCTAATATGACTAAATATGATTTATTTAATTACTTAGTAAAAGAACGAGATGCTGGTGCCCATAATAAAATAAAATTCTACAAAACTAAAAAAGAATTTATCGGTGAGTTTATTAAAAAAGATAGATTAGGAAATGATGACGATGTAATAGCAACATTTACGAATGCTAATGTTGAAAAATATAATACAAGTATCAGAAGTTATTATACTAAAGATGAAAATGGGGAAATTCCAGAAATCCATCCTTTAGATTTATTTGTAGTGCAGCAAAGTACTCAAGATAATTTAGAATTTGGGCAAAACGGGTTTGTTAATTCTGAAGTTTTAAGTCTTAAGCAAAGTACTTTTACGGATTTTGATTTTAAAGGTAAGATTTTTAAAGGATACAAGTGCACAACTACCGATGGTAGGAAGTTTAATATGTTGGCTGAAGAATCAAAAGTAGATTACGAACATGCTTGTGCACTATTAAAAGCGAATGCCATTAAACAAAAAGATAGGATGGCTTGGAAAATGTACTTTGACTTATTAGCAGTATTTTTGGAAGTAAAACCACAGTTTTCTAGTACTACGCACAAACTACAAGGCTCAAGCTATATAGATGTCTTTGTTGATATGAGTAACCTGGGTTATGTAAATGATACAGATTTGTTACGATTGTTTTATGTTGCTTGTACTAGATCTAAGCAAAATGTTCATATTTTACTATAGTAGTTGTTATGGAAGAATACGCAATACAAATGCCAAAAAATATTTTAAAATTTATTTCTGAAAATGAATGTTTTCAGGGTGAAATTAGGCCTGAAGATATATTAGAATCAAGCTGTTGTTTTGATTTGAAATCAGATACTATTATAATGTATAAAGCAAATATTAATAATATAATAACTTGGGAATTGGATAAAAATAATACAAGAATGTGGGTTAATAAAAGTTTATATTTTATAGATGAAAATCCCTATAAATTAAGCTTTTTAGACATATGAAAACCTATATATATTTTAACCCGGAAAACACATACGGTGAAGTAACCCCAGCTATTTTTAATATAGCAAAAGAGGTTATTAAAATAAGTTCCAATATGGGAAATTACGAAACTTATTACGGTGGCGTTAAAATACAAGCGAAAGAGTATCAGATTTTTGACAATCTCGGAGCATTGTTAGAATACCTTGAAAATAACATAAATTGGAAAATAAAAGAAGACAATAAGTTCTTTTCAAAAAGATTAGAAGATATTAGAACTGAATTTCCAGAGTATTTTATTTAAACTTATTTTAAGTTTATTATGTTACAATTATATTAACAAAACATTATAATTACAGGAGAAACAAATGTTAGTATTTAATACACAAGAGGAATTTTATAATTGGTTACCAGTTGATAAAGATGCTTTATTAAGAGTAGCTGGAGTTACACCAGAAGAATTTTACGGAAGATATTTATCTAATAATGTGTGCGAATTAAATAAAGACGATATGGCTGAATTAATGGAACTTGTTTCTGAAGTAGCTTATGAAACAGCATTAAATAATCAATATAATTGTTAGAATACATTGAAAATAACATAAAACAATAAGTTCTTTTCAAAAAGATTAGAAGATATTAGAACTGAATTTCCAGAGTATTTTATTTAAACCTATTTTAAGTTTATTATGATACAATTATATTATAAATTTTAAGGATATACAATGATAATCACAAGAAAAGAAAAAATAATTAGAAAAAATATTAGTATTTTGACAAAGGGAAGAAGCGTTTTAGTTAAACCTTATAAAACAAAGAAAATGCAAAGTTTTAAAAGAACAACTTTTAGTGTTTTATTCATTCCAATTTTTACTTATGATGAGGTTTTATAAAGTATTATAACTTTCTATTTATAGAGAAAAATATATTAAAATTACTTAATATAAAAATAAATACCATTTAAAGAGTGGTATTTTAGAAATGAAAATTCAACAAATTAAAAAGTTATAACATAATGTCTTTATAAAAATACGGAACTAAATTAGAATAGTTTCGGATAGGTAATACAACTATTTTTTAATTAAATTAAGTATAAAAAAGTTATAATAATAAAAAAAGAAGGAAAGGAATTGGCAGCAATACAGATAACTATGTTTAATGGTACTGAAAACCCGAAAAAAGCAAAGCATGTTGTTTCGAAATATGTAGACGAATCTTTCCTTTTTGCCAATAAAGAAAGTGAAACTTTAAGTGTAGCATTTCAAATGATGACTAATCATTTTACACTTTCTCAACCACTTAATCTTAAAGAACCCACTCAAATAATCAGAGATCAAAAGCACCTCAAACCATACGCATATAAGAGATTAAAAAATATAATCTTAGATTTGGATAAGATAACTACCAAAGAAGATTATTTAGAAACTATAGAATATTTTAAAGATAAAAATTTTAGTTGCATTCTTGGTAAGTCAAGAAGTTGGAATGGTAAAGATTGTTTTAATATGAAAGGAATATTAAGGGTTTCTTTTGAGAATAAATATGAAATAATAAAAGTTGCTTTGACTCAACTACAGATTGAATTGGGTTCTAAATGTAAAGTTGATTTAACAGTCGGGAGTCTACAATCGTATCAGGCACCTAGCCATTCTAAAATGATAGTTCATTATAATGAAAAAGGCATCAAATTTACTGACAAAGATGTGCATATTGAAAACATAAAAGAATCTATGGGTAATAATTATAAAGTAGAAGTTTCTTATAATAATGAGGTTATAGATGAATGTATTTCAATTTTTGCTACTTTAGGTTATAGTCCTATCAGAAATTCTTTATCTACAGAAGGTGCAATTAATTTTACTCATACAAGTGAAGTTAAATCACCAGGTGGCTTCTTTTGGTTTAGTACTCAACCTTTAGTAATGAATCATCATAATAAAGATCGAACTGTAAGTATTTTTAATTTACTTAAAACTACTCCGGTGGGTAAGAAATGGCTTAAAAACAAAACAAAAGATGAACAGAGACATCAGTTAATTAAAGAAAATACTTTTAAATATAATACTTATTATAAATGTGACGAGCGTTATTTAGATTTTAGTGATAGTAGAAAGTCCGAGATAATTGATAAATTTTTAGAAAGTAATAAAGATATTTTAAAGATTAAATCAGCAATGGGGACTGCCAAATCTAACGGAATAGAAGTATGCATACAGAAAGCCCACAAAAGAAAAGAAAGAGTAATTTTAATTTCTAATAGAGTATCAGTGGCACAAGATTTTGCCGAAAAATATGATATGATGTGGTACAAAGATAAGGATGCTTGGAAGCAAAATCAAAGCCTTGTAGTGCAATTTGATAGTTTGCACAGATTTGATATTGATAAATTTGATGTTGTTATTCTTGATGAGTTTATATCACTTTTATTTCACCATCGAAGTAATCTTACTCCAAACTCTAATATTAATATTGTTAAGTTTAAAATCTTACTTGATACTAAAAGAACTTTAGTGGCTGATGCATTTTTAACTGGTTATGAAGATATTTTTTTCAATAAGAGGTCTATTTCTATGATTGATAATGTTTACCGTGATGATATTAAATTATTTGAATACAAAAACAAAGAACATTTTGCAAGTACTTTAATAGAAGAATCCAAGTTATTAGAAAAAGGAACTCATTTAACTGCATCTTTTACAAGTAATAACATAATGAAAGCAATAGATTTAAAGTTAAAAAGAGCAGGAGTAAAAGTAATTATGCTTAATGCTGAGACCCCTTCTTATACTAAAGAGATAATCTTCAAAAAATTTAAAGAATTTAAACATAATGCTTATGAAGTTATTTTATATTCACCCACTTTAACTGTTGGAGTTTCCAATCTTAATAATGTTAGAAAACATTTTCATTATGACTCAGGGATGAGTACAGATGTGGTTTCGAGTCTTCAGATGATTAAAAGAAGTAGAACAGCAGAAGAAATTCATTATTTTTTAGAGGAAAGGCAATTTTATTTTGATACTGATGTTAAAAGTATCAACTCAATCGCAGAGACAAACATTAATAATTTTTATACCAATAAAGACGCTACATTGCTAGTTGATGTGGATTATAAAACCGGTAAACTAAAATTAACCAAATTGGGTTCTTATGTAAACAAAATAGAAGCTTTTTTTAATATTACTAAAAATAACCATGCAAATGCTTTTAAGATATTATTAGAACATCAGTTTACTGGTAATATCTTCAATATCTATATTGAAGATAAAAAATTTGACTTAAAAGAAACAATTAAAGAAATCAAAAATCAAGAGAAACAAGATCAAATAAAAGTTCTCAAAGAATGGGAAAACAAAGATTTTAGCCTTGCTGATATTGATGCTTTAAGGAATAAAACTGTTGAACTTTCTAAGTCTGAAACTGTAGAACTTCTAGCACTTGAGATACAAGAAAAATTTAAAGGTAATTTAACAAAAGATGAGATTTTATTTTTAACTGAAAAGCAATTAGAAACAAATTTTAAATATCTAGGAATGATAACTAAATTACGCATAGCTAAAAAGGCTTTTAATTCACAAACTTACAGCCTTTATTTGTTATCTCAAACTATTTCGGGAGATGTGTCGAGTTTACAGAATAAGTCTTATACAGAATTTCTTAGTTACATTAGTCTTCTATCAGGAACTTTAAAATTAAAGAGTAGATATAGTATAAATGAAATAGCAAAAATAGATTCTGAGTTAAATGTCAAAACAAAATTCTTAAAATTCATTAAAAGTATAGGTTATATTAAAGGTGAAGCCAAATATTTTCAAGACGAAGATATTTTGAAATTTAGTAAAAAGTTATAGAAGGATTAGTACAATTTAGTACAAATTTAGTACAAATTTAGTGTAATTTAGTATAATGAAATTTATAAATATTAATAAAACAGGAGAATGAAATGAAAACATTTAAAGATTACTTAAACGAAAAGGCGTCACAAGACAATATGATAAACGCATTATACAAAGGTACAGAGGACAATAAATTTACACAAGATATGTATGACTGGTTCCAAGATAACTATCCTGATGCACCTATTTATGGTGGTGATGCTACACCTGAAGAGTTCGTTGAACTTTTGGATAAAGAAAACGATAGTAACATGATTGCTAAATTTTATAATGATATGATTAAAAAACATAAAAAAGCAATGAACGAAGCTATTAATGAAAAAGAATACGATATGGACGAAGATGCTATTAGACAAGCAATGGCTGAATCTGGTAAAATGAAAGTTGCACAACTTATGAGTTATATGAAAGCAAAATATGCTGGTAAATATGATTTAAAATTAGCTAGAGAAAATGCTAAAGAGTTAGTAGCAGATATGTAATCTTGGGAATAAGTCCTAATTATAAGGACTTATTCCAAACCTCTCAAATAATTCACGAAGTCCTTTTGTTAGTTTACCTGTCTTAGGGTATTCTATCATAGGTTTTTTCTTCTGATTTTTTCTTTTAGGTATAAATTCCTCTTCATTGTATAATTTTTTACATTTATTATAATTTCTTTTTGATACCTTCGGTTCCCTAGGCTCTTCTGAAGGATGAATCAAAGGATAATTTTCTTTATCTAAATAATCTGCTAAATCTCTTAACCAATTTGATAAATTATCGTGCAATCCAAATCTTTTACTATTATTCCATATCTTACCTTCAAAGACATTACAGCTTCTGCAGAGCACTCCACGAACTAATCCACCTCCATTTTCACCGATTATGGAATCTTTTGTTCTATGTTGATGGTCTAATGAAGTTCCAGATTTTTCTGTTATTGGATTATGACATAATGCACATTTACCTTGCTGAAAATATAGGATTTCATCTCTTATTTTTGTAATATCTTTGCTTTTTAGTTGTTTTAATTCTTCCATTAAAAGCCTTTTTAAGTGTATTTTAGTTATAATTATTTATAAAATACAAAGGATAATAATGCTTAAGGAATTAGATGCGCAGTATCAGGATTATGTTGGAATAGATGAAGCGGGCAGAGGAAATTTGGCAGGCTCACTTATTTTTGTTGGTGCAGTTTTAAAAGAAGGCAAAACAATTAAAGATATTGCTTTTGCGAATGATAGTAAAAGTATGTCAAAGAAAAAACGAGAAGCACTTTATGAAGAAGTAGTTAAAATAGTGGATTACAAGGTAGTTGAAATCTATGCAAATTATATTGATGATAATGGACTATCAGATGCTTGTAATTATAGTTTGACTTATATTAAAGATTATTTTAAAGAAAATAATAGAACAAAAATACTCTATGATGGCAAATGTAATTATGAAACTGGTATTGAAACTCTTGTAAAAGCAGATGCTAAAGTTAGTATTGTTGCTGCAGCAAGTATTATTGCTAAGGTTGAAAAAGATAAAAGAATGAAAGAATGGGATGAAAAATATCCTATGTATGACTGGAAAAATAATGCAGGTTACGGAACAAAAGGACATATAGAAGCAATTAAAAAATATGGTTATACTGAACAACATCGTAGAAGTTTTAATGTTAAGGCATTAGAAGGTTTGAAAATCTTAGAAAATTATAAATGATTTTAATGTTATTTAAGGTTAGGATGTTATAATTATATAAGAAAACATTTAACATTAGGAAAACATTATGAATACTGATAAAATAAAACAACTTACAGAAGCATTTTTAACATTAGGTAAAGAAGGCTATATATTAACTATAGAAGATAAAAGAATTGCTAAACTTAACAGGATTGCTAAAAGAAGCAAATATGGCACAAAAACTGTATTTTATACAAGATTTAAAGATGAAGATAGAATGTTGGAATATTGTTTAGAATGGTACAATAATAAAATTTCAAACGAGGTAAAAGAAAAAGAGAGAAAAGCAAAGCAAAAACTCCAAAAAACAGAAGATGCTAAAAATGTTCAAGTTGGAGATATATTTTGTTATTCTTGGGGATGGGAACAAACTAACTTAGATTTTTATCAGGTAACTGAAAAGAAAACTGCAGCGACAATTAAAGTTAGACTAATTAGTTATGAAAGCGTGGAAACTACAAGTTGGGCATCAGAAAATGTTAAACCGGTAGCAAATGATTTTAGAGGTGAAGAGATTACTGTAAGATTAAATGGAGACAGTTTCAAAAGACCTTGTGGAAGTGCCAACAAAATTAATAAAGATGAAAATAAAACATTTTACAGAAGTTGGTATGCATAGTTACATTTAATTTTAGTTTAAGGTTAAAGTGTTATAATTATTTAATAAAACAAAAGGACTTAAAATGTTAGTTACTGTAAGACATTTACCAAGAGAACAATTTGGAGAAATGATGTGTATATATAATGAAAAAGAAAGATTTGATTTCGCAATGGATCAATTAAAACATAATAATTATATTAAAGTTTGTGATATAGATATTCAAAAAGGAGAAAACCCATATGAAACAGCTTTTAGTATTACTCAGAATTTAAGTAATGCATGGTATTTAGACTCAAGAATAGAAGTGGCAAATGAGTTTAAAGATGGGTGTAGAAGTACCTCAGTTGGTGATATAATTCAAATAAGAGGAGCTTCATTCATGGTTGATGCTTTTGGATATACAGAATTAAGAGATTAAAAAGGAAAATAATGATTATAGAAAAAGTTGATGCTAGTGAAGGAATTCAATATGTTGTTGCTATTAAAAAATCCCTAGGTTTTAGAATGGGGTATGTGGCGGTTCCGTTAAATGTAGAAATAAATGAAGATGAATTAAGTTGTCACGGCGGGATAACTTATACTGGTGGAAATTCAGGTTATCCAATTTCTACACCAGATAAAATTAGATGGATTGGTTTTGATTGCGGTCATTGTGGAGACGCGCCAGACATTGATTTTACTAAAAAATTACTAGAAGATAATAAAATCGATGAAAAATTGAGAAACGCTGCATCTTTACGAATTCAAATGTGGAGAGATTTTGCAGACGCAGATGATACAGTTAAAGATCTGAGATATGTTGAAAATGAGTGCATAAGTCTTATTAAACAAATTAAAGAAAAAAAGTAAGAAAGAGAATATTTAAATTTAGAAAGAATTTTTTAAAGAAAGATATTCATCTTATTTTATTATAAAATTATATAAAGGCACAAAATGTTAGTAATTAAAGCAATTCAATTTGCATCGGAAAAGCATAAAGGTCAAGAACGAAGAAGTACAGGATTGCCTTATGTAACGCATCCCATTATTGTTATGGAATTAGTTCAAAAATATAAGGGAACTTCAAAACATATAGACGAGCTAAAATGTGCTGCATTACTTCATGATACTTTAGAGGACACAGAAACGACTTATCATGAACTAGAAAGGGAATTTGGCCCATTAGTTTCAAGTATAGTTATTGAATTAACAAGCGATAAAAAACAGAGTAAATTAATGGGTAAGAATGAATATCTTAAAGATAAAATGGAAAAGATGTCACGATATGCCTTTACGCTTAAACTTTTAGATAGATTATCTAATGTTATAGACGGACCAACTAAAAAATACGTTAAGAATACTGTTGAATTAATAGAATATTTGATAGAAGAGAGAAAAGAAGTAACTGATAGACAAACAAAAATAATGAGGAAAATTATGGAAATTTGTAAGTCTAAAGAAGGAGAAATAATGGTGGGCGCATAATGGAGACAGAAAGAGAAAAGAATGAAAGACAAATTAAGGCACTTGAAAATATAATCAAAATTCAAGAAAAACAGGTTCAAGATAACAGAGATTATCTTAAGAAATTAAAACAAAAAGAAAGATTAAAATAACAGAAAATTTATTTAACAGGGCAGTACAGACATTTGGAATCACATTTGTAGTGACGATTATGTTTTAATAGTATTGTTAATGATAGAAAATAAAGTGATATAATACAGAAAAGGAGAAATTATTAAATTAACTAGAATTATTTGATATGGCTTTATGTTTTAAAGTAGAAAAATATAGCATGTTTGACTACCATTTAGTAAGGCAACTTACTTTTAAAAACTAATAGTTTATTAAAGAGAAATACAATTTTACTATTAAGAAATCAAGTTTTGGATTATTTGGGTATTAAAATTTCCAAATAAGAACATTAAACAACATACATTTAGATAATGTAATAATAAAAAAAGGAAAGAAAATGAGAATTTTAGGTTATATAACAGGAGCAATGTTTACTTTACTATTAATTTTAGGGATTATGATAGCAACTAAAACTGGAGTAGCAATTGTAAATGACGGAGATAGAGGTATTATGAAAACAGGAACTAAGTATGATATGCAAGCAGTTCAACCTGGTTATCACATTTTTGTGCCAATTTATCAGACAATGGACATTAAGACAATTAGACCTATTTTAATTAATTATAGTAAGTCAGAATCGGGAAAACAAGACACTGAGCTTTTACAATATGAAACGCCACTTAAAGGTTTAGATAAGAAAGGTATTCCGGTAGGGCTGGCATTAAGTATTGAAGTTAGACCGAATGCAGAAAATTTGCCCTTAATGTACAGAGAAGATGGGGATTTTGAAAACAGTTTCTATAAGAAAGTCCTTCAAGTAAATAGAGAAGCTGTTCAAAGTACAATTTCTAAATTTAGTGTAGATACAATTATGGACCATAGGGCAGAAGTAGAGAAAACATTAACGGATTTATTAAAAAGTTCATATAGTAAAAACCCATATTTTACATTAGTAGGAATTAATTTAAAAGACATTTTGGTACCAGAGAAAATTACCCAAAAAATGTTAGAAGTTCAAGTCGCAAAACAAACCGCCCTAGCAAGTCTTGAGTTAGTTAAGAAAGCGGAAAACGAAGCTCAAGCTGTAATAGCTAAAGCAAAAGGTGAGGCAGAAGCTGTAAAAATTAAAGCTGATAGTGAGGCTTATGCAAATAAAACTGTTTCAAAAAGTGTTACAGATAAATTACTGAAGTTAGAAAGTATTAAAAAATGGAATGGAGTTACTCCTACAACTGTAGGGAATGAAAAATCAAGTTTTATATTTAGTGTAAAATAAGACTTTTATAAAGGAGAGTAAGATGTCAACGATAGATTTAGCTTTGTCACCATTAATGGAAAGTTTTTATTTAAAAGAATTAACAGTAAGAGAAAATGAAATCTCGTCAAGTTTTTATGCAAATGAATTTGGAAGTCCAAAAGTAACGGTTGAAATGAATTTATTGGTTAGAAGACATTTAATTAATAATTTAAAAAGTCCGGAAGATTTGGTGAGAGCGATGGTTAGTGATTATCTTTGTACAAATTACAATGGCTTAACACTTAAAAAAGTTGAAGAGGATTATCCAGAATATGGGATTTAATTTAAAACTTATTACATTATTAGATAATTTATATAAAAGAAAAGAATTTGATTTGGATTTAGATAATTTATGTTCAAAAGAAAATATAAAAATGTACTTTTAACAAAAGCGGCAATGAGGAAATTTTTTAAAAATAAAGGTTATCTTATTAGAAATAATGAAATAAAAATAAATGATAAAAAAGATAGGTGGATTACTTTAACAGAATACGGCAGAAAAACATTCAGTGATTTTGAAATTAAATATCCGGAATATTTTATATAGGAAAAGAAAATGTTTATACCAAAATGTAAGAGTTATAAATGTAAAGTTTGTAATACAGAAAAACAAAATACTTCATTTACTTATAATTGGAGAAGTCAACATAATTATAAAATTTGTATAGAATGTGAAATAAAGCTCGGTTTATGGAATAATTTAGAAAAAAGGAAAAATATGCACTTAGTATTTAAAGAATATCAAGCGACTAATGAAACAAGACCTGCTGAATTTGGAGTAGCTCAAAGTAATGAAGCCTTTGAATTTGAGGAAGAAGCTCTTCAATTATTTCAAGAAAATATAGAGATTTATAATAAAATGAATTTATATAAAAAACTTAGAGAACAAGAAAAAGCAATTGCCAAACAGCGTTCAATTTTATTAAGGGAACTAAAGAACGATTTCAAAAGTATTTTTGTACCGTTATTTGAAAGAAAAAATCCAGAATATTTCCTATGAATTTTTACACACAAGCTGGTTATCAAAATAGTAGATTATTTGTAGATTTAATAGGAACGGAAATAATAAATGAGTTCTTATTTGAGTTGATTAATTTTGATAATGATATTAGTGATAGAATTATTAATTTTTCAGTAAAAAAATTAAGAGAATATGATATTCCAGTAATTCAAAATGATATTTGTGTTATTGCTTTTTCTGCACAAAAAGCTGACTTTAACATCCAAATATCTCAAAATTTGGAAAAAGCTTTAAAAATATTTGAAATGCTTAATCCAGAATACTTTATTTAATATTGTTTTAAAGATATTAATGTTATAATTATATAACAAAAAGGATATAAAATGGCAACAGTTACAGAATCAACAATAATTAAAGAAATTTCAGATAGTGAATTTGACGAGATATTAGATGAACAAGGTGAAGTTACAATAGCAGGAACTAGATTTTGGCCTTCAGAAATCTTAAAAGAAATGAGACCAAATGATTATGATGCTTTAAAATCAGAACATGATTATGAAGAAAATGTATACACTTGTGATGAATGTGGATGTGAATATGATAATGAGTTTGATGCAGAATATTGTTGTGATATAGAAGAGGAGGAATAAAAAAAATGGGAATACTTTCAAATAAAAAATTAATAAAAGAAATAGCTTTAGAATTGGCAAAAGGTTATACACACTTTTTCACTGAAGATGATGTATGGGATTTTTAGATACTAAAAACTTAGATGTAGATGGAAGTAACTTATTCAACTTGTGTTGTAATATATTATTTGAAGAACAAGGATTTAATCCTGATTCTGGTTTTCTGGAAAAAGGATTAATAAATATATGTAGTGAACCAGTGATTATATTAAGAAGAAGTTTAAAAGCAAAAACACCAGCACCATTATTAACACAAGATAAGATTGAATAATTAATTTTAGCATAAGGTTATTATGTTATAATTATATATAACAAAAAAGGAAACAAATGACAAATATCACAAACTTTATAGAGAAAATTAACAAAACAAACTCAACTAATGACAAAATAGCTACTTTAACAGCTTATAAATCAGACACTTTAGTGCGAAGAGTACTTAAAATGACTTATGATAAAGTAGTATATTCATTTGGTGTTACAATGAAAAATGTAAAAGCTGGTACTTCAGAAAATAGAAGAGATTTATCAGATGGTTTAGATAGATTAGAAAAACTAGCAAGAAGAGAAGTTACTGGAAATGCTGCAATAGCATTAGTTGAAGATATTTTAGAAGATATGTCAGAAGCAGATAGAGAGATTATCAAATTAATTTTAGGTAGAGATTTAAAAATTAATATGGGTAGAACAAACATCAACAAAGTAATGAAAGGTTTAATAACAAAACCAATTTATATGAGATGTGATATTGGAACAAAGAAGAACATTGAGAAAAATATTTCTTTTCCTGCTATTGTTGAATTAAAAGCCGATGGTACATATAGAGAATGTTCAACTACAGGAACTTCTGCATCATTTATTTCAAGAAGTGGTGAAAGTTATTCATATCCTTCATTGGAAGAAGTTTTAAAGAATATTGAAGAAGGATACCTGCATGGTGAAATGACAGTAATTTGTGATAAAGATATCTTAAAATTAGTCTTACCTAAAATGAAAAAAGCTGATAAAAAGAATGGTACAAACGATGCTGAAACATTAATTAATAATTATAATGAACATAAAGCAAATAATAAGGAATATATTTTACCAAGAAGTTTAGGTAATGGATTACTTAATTCTGATAAAGTTCCTTATGAAAATATAGTTTTTGAGGTTTGGGATTTTGTAACTTCTGGAGATTATCAATTAGCTGGATTAAAAGATAAGAAAAATTTACCTAAAGTACCTTATTCTGAAAGATTTGAAAAATTGAAAAGTATTATTTCAAGAGTTGATTCTAATCAAATAAGAGTTATAGAACATAAAAATGTAAATAATCTTAAAGAAGCTTATGAATTTACTTCAGAAAAAATGAAAGAAGGTTTAGAAGGAGCAATTCTTAAAGATTTTGGAAATGTTTATAAAGATGGAACTAGCAAAACGCAACTAAAATTAAAACTTGAGATTGATGCTGAAATGAGAGTAGTAGGTTTTATTGAAGGAACACCAGGTACTAAAAGGGAGAAAACATTCGGTTCTTTAGTTTTTGAAAATGATGAAGGAACAATTAAAGGAAGCACTTCAGGTTTTACTGATGAAATGCTTGAAGAAATTAACAATAATAGAAACAATTATATTGGAAAAGTTTTTACAGTTCAATTTAATGATATTACTAAAGCAAGAGGATCTGAAACATACGCATTATCTCATCCAAGATTTATTGAATTTAGAAGCGACAAAGATACAACAGATACACTTGAAAGATGTTTAGAAATGAAAGAAATGGCTATGAATTTATCATAGCCATTTCTATAAATAAAATTAAAAGGAAATCAATATGACACAGAAGGAAAAGAATGAGTATTTGGAAAAGACAAATACAAAATTAAAACAGGAAGTACAAAAATTGCGACTTATAATCAAAAATTATAAGTATGATAGTTTGACAGGATTATTAAGACGATCAGATTTTAATGATAGATTTGATGAAATGTGGTACTCCTATAAAGAATTCGGACATAGATTTATATTGGCAATGGTAGACTTAAATGGATTGCATGCATTAAATAGAGATGTTTCATTTGAAGCGGGTGATGAATTTATTCAAAAAGTTGCTAATGATTTGAAAGAAAAGTTTGAAGATAGTATAATTTTTAGAATTGGTGGAGATGAATTTATGATCTTAAAAAGAGGAAATGATATAAATGATTTTAATAAAAGATTAGAATCAATAGAAGGAGTTGAGGTTTTTAGTACAACTACACAAGATGGGCATAAAGCAGAAGTTGATATGTTTAATGCAGTTGATGATGGAGTAATTTCTAAAAAAAACAAAAACGGGTCTGAGCGTGACTAAAATAATTACTATCCCAAATAAATATGATGTTATAGAAGATTTAACTGGTCGAATATTATCAACTGGTAAGAATGATTCTTACATCATGTTTGATAATGGTGAAAAATGTTACATCCCTAATGAATGCTTTAAAATTAATAAGACTTTAAGAAAGAAAATGTTATAATATATAAACAATAAAAGGAAAGAAAATGGAATTAAATAAAATACAATTATTAGAAGATGAGTTAGAGGTTACAAATGAAATTATGTTAAAATGTGATTTAGTTGGAATTCTTATAAAAGATGATTATAAAGTTAATGTTATTAAAAACAGAATGAATAATCTACAAGGTTTAATTCCAGGTTCGCTGTGGGATTCATTAGTAGATGATTATGAAGAAACAAAATCAAAAGCAGATAAAGATATTCAAGAACCAGAAGATAATACTGAGGAAGAAGCACTTAATGAAGTTAATGATATTTTTAATGAATATCTAGCTGAAATAACCTCAAAACCAGAAGTTAAAAAAGCAGTGTTAAAGTTAAATGATTTATTTGTAAATATTACAAAAGAAGTAGAACAGACAGGTACTTCACTTAAGGAAATTATTGAACCCCAAGGTTTAAAAATTAAGGACGCAATTAAATCTTTTGAAAATAGAGACAGATTACAATCATTTATGGACTCAATCGAAACCACTCAAGAGACGGCAACTGTTACAGAAATTACAACAGCACAAAGAACAAATCTTGAAAAAAGAAAAGCACAATTAGACTTAATGCTAGATAATGCTAGAATCCTAAATATTAGTACTAAAAGTTTTGAGAAAAAAGTTCGAAAGCAAACAAGTTTAATCTTACAAATGCTAGGATAAAAAATGGATGAAGAATACTACATAGTATTCTTTGATTCAAAATTTAATATCAAAGAAGCACACAAATCAAAAACATATCCCACCGTAAAAGAAATAACTTATCTTCTGAAATCACTTGAAAAACTGGATTTAAAAGATGTGGAAAACTTAAGAATGGATATACTTACAGCTCAAGAATACAGAGCAATATAAAACACAAATATAACAAAATTTAAAGGATTAAAAATGATATTTTTACCAAATGTGGCAGAAAAAGACGGAAGAAGTGATAGACAATATACAATGATAGACAAGCTATTTGAGGAAAATATTGTCATTTTGGAAAATGGTATTGGTGATGATTTAGCAACAACAATTAAAGCACAATTATTATACTTAGATAGTAAAGAAGACTGCAAAGAAATCAATATGTACATCTCAAGTGGTGGCGGAAGTATTTATGCTGGTAACGGAATTATTGATGTTATGCGTCATATTAAAACTCCAGTTAATACAATTTGTACTGGCATTGCAATGAGTATGGGAAATCAAATCCTAGCAGCAGGAACAGGTACAAGAAGTGCTATGCCAAACGCGAGAATTATGATTCATTCATTAGCAGGCGGAACACAAGGTAAATTCCAAGATATGGAAATTGATTATAATGAGTCAAAATATTTACAAGAAAAACTTATGAGACAAATGTCGGAATATACAAAAGGCAAAACTTCTTATGAAGAAATCTGTGTATTAACAGATAGAGATAAATTTTTAAGCCCTGAAGAAGCAATGGAAATTGGTTTAATTGATATGATTGTGGGTTCTTAATGAAAAAAGTACTTATAACTGAATTTAAAAAAAACAAGACAGGAATAAAAAAACAAGGTTTGTTCCTTGTAGTCGGAACAAAAGATACTAAAACAGATGAAGATTGGCGAGTTCTTGGATTTAAAGTAACTCAATTTTGTATTAATGAAAAAATTAAAAAAATAGAAATGACTATTCCGAACGGTTCACAAGCATTTATTGAAGGAACTATTTTAGGTGATTATCAATACAGTATTAAGAAAAAAGATAACTATAAAAAAATAGAAATTGAATATAATGCTAATGCAATTGAATTAGCAAATGCTAGAAATATTATTAAAGCACAATACCTTACAAGAGATTTAGTAAACACACCACCAAATATTGCAAATGCTGAATATGTTTTAGATTTAGTTTTAGATATTTTTGTTAATTCCGGCATTACTATTGAATTATATGGAAAAGATAAATTAGAACAATTAAATATGAATGGTCATTTAGCGGTAAATGCTGCAAGTAATCAAGAAGCAATGACAATTAAAATGACTTATACTCCAGAAAATCAAGACCAAAATACAAAAAGACATATTTTTGTTGGAAAAGGTTTAACATATGATTCAGGAGGACTTTCAATAAAACCAACAAACTCAATGGTAAAAATGCAAGCAGATAAAGCAGGAGCAATGACCCTTATTGGTTTAATGGAATACCTAAGATTAAATGGTGGGAATTCAGAAGTTATTTGTTATATTGCATTAGCAGAAAATATGATTAATGAAAATGCTTACAGACCAGGCGATATTCTTACAATGAAAAACGGCAAAACTGTTAAAATTAATAACACAGATGCAGAAGGAAGATTAGTACTTTTTGATAATATCTGTTTAGCACAAGAACAAAATAAAAAGTTTGATACAATGACTTCAATAGCAACATTAACCGGAAGTGCAGTGGCTCAATTTGGAAATGAAGCAGCAGGATTAGTTTCTTTTAACAATAAATTAAAAAGAAAAATTCAAAAAGCTGGAGATAAACAAGGTGAAATATTTTTAGATGCTCCTTTCCATAAATATATGTTAGATGGTGTGAAAGATGATGTTGCTGATTTAAGTAATACAGGAACTCCTACAATGGGTTGTCAAAAAGCAGGATTATTTCTAACAGAAGCGGTTAAAAAGAAAAATAAAAATAAATTTATTCATATTGATATTGCAGGGCCTAGTTTTGTAGATAAAGGTTTTGGTAGTAATGTTAAAGGTGCAACAGGTTTTGGTGTTAGAACACTTATTGAAGTAATTAAGTAAAAACCCAGTATAATATAAATAATATAAAAGATAAGGAAATTAGGTTGTTCTATAAAAACAAAGAAACGAAGCAGATAGTGTTATTAGTAAAGAGTGATTCAAAAAGGTCAATAATTTTTGAGTACGATAAAGATGGTGTTACAACTGGCGGCAAAATATTAAGTTACAACAAGAAAGAGTTTAAGAAGATGTATATTAAAAATAAAAAATGTACATTTCAGAAGCCAGAAGAAAATATGATTAAAACAATTTTAACAGATTATGAAACGAATAGATATGCTTATGACCATAATTTTGAAGACTATATTGAAGAGAAAAGGTATTTAGATAGAAAAGAAGAAATTGAAAAGCAAACAGAAGCCGACAGACGAAGAATGTTAAAAGAGTTAGCAGATGATTATAACCCAAATGGTATTTCAATTAAACAAAGTAAAGGGTAGAATATGGGCAGTTCATGTGAACGAATTCTTTGCACTGAAAATTTAGTACCAAAGAATGCAAAGGAAAGAATATTTTTCGGTTCCTATTCAGGTTTCCAAAGATACGATAATCCGAAATTTCCATTTGCAGTAGCGATGGAAGAAAAACAAAGAAATGCTTTTTGGAATCCAAAAGAAATAAGTATGACAAATGATGCACTTAAATTTTTTGAAATGCCTGAATACATTCAGGAAATTATGATTAGGGTTTGGTTATTTCAAACATTAATGGACTCTGCTCAAAATAGTGGACTTGAAGAAATATTAGCTAGTTTATGCACAAATCCTGAGTTTGAAGCGATGTTTAAGACACAGGGCTATTTTGAATTAATTCATAGTTTATCTTACTCTCATATATTAAGAGGTATTTTTAGTGATGCTTCAGCAATATTTGATAGAATTGCTGATTATCCGGAAATTCAAAAAAGAGTAAATAATGAAATTGAATTATATAAAAGAGTTAAAAATATTGATAGTATTAGCGATGAAACTGAAAAGAAAAAAATAATTTTAGAATTACTTGTTGGTATATTAGCACTTGAAGGTGTTAAATTTTATGTATCATTTTTGGTAACTTATGTTATTAACAATAATTATAATAATAAAATCCAAGGTGCTACAAGAATCATTAAATTAATTAATTTTGATGAAGATATTCATACAAGTATGGTATCGGGAACAATTCAAATACTCAAAAAAACAAAATCAGAAGGATTTAGTGAGTTAATTAATTCTAAATGGTTTAGTAATATGGCAACTAAAACATTTTTGGATGTACTTAGAGATGAATTAGAGTTTTATGATTATTTAGCAAGTTTTGGTGATATACCAACATTGACTAAAAGAGTTGTAGAAGATTTTATGAAATATTATGTTGATGATAGACTATCATCAATAGGTGTAGCAAAACCATTTAATATTATTAAAACAGATACAGTTCAATATTTTGAAGGCGAAAAGGATTTAAATATATCTAATGTAGCGCAACAAGAATCAGATATGTCAATTTATTCAATCGGTATTATGAAAAATGATATACCAGACGGTAAATTAGAATCATATACAAGAGCAAAAGGATTATAAGTGAGTAATAAGAATAAAGCAAAAAGATATAACAAAGTGCCTTTAGGCACTTTGTCTCAGGCAGTAGAAAATAAGGAAAATATTGATATTTCAAATCAAGAAGAAATAAAAGCATCAAAAATAATTATTATAAAAAGGAAAGGACATAAAGAACCTTTCCATCCAAAGAAATTAGATAAAGTAGTTGATTGGTCTTGCCCAAATCAATATATGAAAGAGGAATTACTCAGAGATACTAAGGTTAAATTACATAAAGAAATTCATATTAAAGATATGTACAAGCAATTAATCATTACTGCAGTTAATAAAATCAGTATGCTTAATCCAATGTGGGAAGAAGTAGCGGCAAAATTACAATTACTTGAATATTATAAAGAAACTTATAACATAAGTGACCATAATACTTATCCAGAATTAAAAGATATCCTCACTAAAGGGATTGAAAAGAAAATTTACGATAAATTTACAGTTAATAAACTAACTGAAGATGAAATACAGCAATTAAATACTGCAATTAACCCTGAAAGAGATTTAATTTTTAATTATAAAGCACTTGTAACATTTTTTGATAAGTATTGTCTTAATTATAGTAAAAGAAATAAATTAGAATTACCCCAAATATCTTATATGAGAGTTGCTATTGCACTTACTATTGACGAAAAGGATAACAGAGTTCAAAAAATGATTGAATTATATGATGCTATTTCACAACATCAATATACTGTTGCTACTCCAATTATGTTAAATGCTTTAACTCCTGGGCAGCAATTAAGTTCTTGTGTATTAAATACTTTAGCAGATGATAGTCATAATATTTTAGATACTGGTAAAAACCTGGGAATTTATTCAAAATTTAAAGGTGGAACAGCATTAGATATTACAGCGATGAGAGCTGGGGGAAGTTATATTGAAGGAACTCAAGGTTATAGTTCTGGGCCTGTACCATTTATGAAATTCTTTGAAAGTATTATGAAAGCTTGGAATCAAGGCGGGAAAAGGCAAGGTGCCCTTGCAATTTACTTCTCTTGGTGGCATTTAGATGTTACTGATATTTTATCACTTAAAAGTAATGGTGGTACTGATGAAAATAGGGCAAGAGGTTTACAATATGCAATGAAAATGAATCAAAACTTTCTGGATGCAGTTGAAATGGATGAAGAAGTGTGGTTATTTGACCCTAAAGATACTCCGTTATTGGTTGGTGTATTTGGAGAAGAATTTAATAAAAATTATGAAATGTACAGTAATAAAACAAATATCAAAAAGAAAAAAATTAAAGCGAGAGATCTTTGGGAAAAGATGATGAAAGAAAGAACAGAAACTGGTAATATATATTTGTTCCATGAAGAAAATGTTAATAACACTTCAATGCTTAATAGATATATTGGTAGTTCAAATTTATGTTTAAAAGGTGATACTAAAGTACAAACCGAAAAAGGGACAAAAGAACTTAAGGACATTAAAATAGGCGACAAAGTGAAATCATATAATACAAAACTTAAAAAAGTTGAATATAAAATAGTTACAGATTTTGCTATGACAAACCCCAAAACAAGAGTAATGAAAATTATTGATGAAAAAACGGGTAAAAATATTGTTTGTACTCCCGAACATAAAATATGGACTGAAAATAGGGGTTATGTCCAAGCAAAAGAATTGCTTAAAACAGATAAATTAAATATAAAAGAATAAATGCCCAAAGTTAGTAAAATATAAAATAATTGCCAGGATATCAAAAGAATGACAAAAGAATTAAAAGAAAAAATAGATCTTATTTGGAATAAAAAAAGCAGAAGATATAATAATCACACTTTTACATTAGAAGAAAAAAATTATATGAAAGAACCTAGTAAGTTCATATGGGACTTTTATAATAATGATAGTTTATGTTCTTGTGGCAATAAAAAACGATTTATTTCATTAAATAAAGGGTATAATAAAACTTGTAAAGAATGTAGTAAACTTAATAGAATTAAAAAGACTCAACAAACAATGTTAGAAAAGTACGGATATGTAAGTGTTTTTCAGGATAAGACTATTCATAATAAGGTGATTAAAAAAGCACAGTCTAAAGAATCAAGAAAAAAAGCACAAGATACTATGATATCTAATAATACCCATCAGTCAAGTATTAATAATATAGAAAAAAGCAAGAAAACTAAATTAGAAAAATATGGTGATAAAAACTATAATAATATAGAAAAAAGCAAGAAAACTAAATTAGAAAAATATGGTGATAAAAACTATAATAATAAAGAGAAAATTCATAATACTATGATGGAAAAATATGGTGTTTCTAGTTATGCTCAATTAGATTCTTTTAAAAAAGATTTTAGTGGAAATAAAAATTCTTCCAGAAAACATTTTAATAATTTAAATAATTTTAATGAAACATTTATAATTAAACACTTTGTATTAAATAAAAATTTTGATATTTATACTGCATGTGAATATTTTAATTGCACTTATAATGCTTTTAAAAACATGAGTTTTTATGCTTCTAGTGTTTCAAGAATAGGTAGACAGGTGTCAGATAATATGAAGGCCCTATTTAAGGATTTATTTATATATGATAATAGAAAAATAATAAAACCTTATGAATTAGATATGTATTCTGAAGAATATAATTTTGCCATTGAATATAATGGTTTATATTGGCATTCTAATAAATTTAAAAATAAAAACTACCATCTTATTAAAACTGAAGCTTGTGAAGAAAAAAGAATACAACTATTCCATATATTTGAAAATGAATGGTTAGATAAAAATAAAAAATCTATATGGGTTTCTATGATAGAAGATAAATTAAGTAAAAATAAAAAAATAGGAGCTAGAAAATGTAGTATAAAAGAAGTACCAACTAAGGAAGCTAGAAAATTTATTGATGATAACCATATGCAGGGATACTGCAACTCTTCTATAAAAATAGGAATGTATCATGAAGACAACCTAATGTCTATAATGACTTTTGGTAAGCCTAGGTTTAATAAAAATATAGATTATGAACTTATTAGGTTCTGCACTAAAAAAGGTTATACTATACAAGGTGGAGGTTCTAGAATGCTTAAGTACTTCGAGAAAACGTATAAACCTAAAAGTCTTTTATCTTACGCTAATAGAAGATGGAGTACAGGTAATTTCTATATAAAATCAGGCTTCACTTTTAAATATAATACTACACCTAACTATTTTTATTTCCATCCTAAAGAAAACATACTATGGTCTAGAAATAAGTTCCAAAAACATAAGTTAAAAGGATTATTAGAAACTTTTAATCCAGATGTTACTGAAGCAGAAAATATGCATAATAATGGTTATAGAAAAATATATGATTCAGGCAACAAGGTTTATGTTAAAGAATATAAATAAAATAAAGGAAAAAAGATGATTAAAATAGAATATTTAGAAGAGGAAATGCCTGTATATGATATTACTGTAGAAGATAACCATAATTTTTATGCAAATGATATACTGGTACATAACTGCACAGAGATAGTACTTCCATCACGACCGTCGGAATTAATTAATGAAGAATTATTTACAATGGAAAATGGAGAAAAAAGAATTGTTAAAAGATATACAGCAGGTGAAATTGCTTTATGTAACCTTAGTTCAGTAAATCTTGAAAGATGGTTTTATATGGATGAAGGACAAAAATGGCAATTAATTAGAACTCTTGTAAGAGGACTCGATAATACTGTAGATGTTGCTAACTATCCAGTAAAAGAAGGTAAAAATTCAAACTTAATGTATAGATATTTGGGTATTGGAGTTCTTAACTTTGCAAATTACTTAGCGTTAAAAGAAATTATTATTGATACACAAGAGGCACTAGAAGAAACAGACAAATTATTTGATGATTTATCTTATATAATTATTTCAGTTAGTGCTGAATTAGCAGAGGAAAAAGGCAAATTTGAAAAATTCTACGAAACAAAATGGGCTGAGGGTATTTTACCAATTGATTTAGCAAATAAAGAAACAGTTAATTTAACTGATTATCTACCTAAAATGGACAGATGGAACAAATTAAGAGAAAAAATTAAAGTAACTGGTTTAAGAAATGCGGCTCTGATGGCCATAGCTCCAACCGCCTGTTCTGAAATGAAAACTGAAATTAAAACTAATGAAGGCATTAAATCCTTACAAAATATTATGGATGATTTTAATATAGATTATAATAAAATAATGAATGAAGAAACCCAACAATGGTTAGATTTTAAAACCGAATATATAGGAATTGTTTTAGAAAATGGAGACATTAAGCATATACCTACTCATAAAGAAGTAACTATATTAAAAAATAATATAGAAGTAAAAATAACAGCAGGGGAAATTTGTGAAGGTATGGATATAGTATATATATGATTTTAATTGTGCCTACTACTTCATTTTTATAAATGGATATAAAGTTAAGTGGGCGTAAAATGATTAAATATAATTATTATGATGTATTCATTGTCATCCAAATATAAAAGAATGGGAATGTCCTTAAAGTAAAAGAAGTTCAGAAGAAATCTTAAAAATACAAAATGAAAAAATAAAATTAGCGAAAGATAATAGTTTTGAGATTTTTAAAATATGGAGTAATGAGAATAATTTTTTAAAAGTCAAGAAGTATTAAATATTATAAAGGAAAAATATGAAGGTAATTAAAGTTAGTAAATATATAAAAAAGGGAATAACTATTCCTACGAGATTTGGTGATAAAAATGTAACTAAAATCTGGTATAATGGCAAACAACCTGTTAGGGAAATTGAATTTGAAGATGGAAGTTCTTATAAATTCACACTTAATCATAAATTACTTGTTAAATATAAAGATGGTTCAGAGGGTTGGGTTCAAGTCGCGGACTTGGATGAAAATATGGAGATTGTTGAAATCTCCCAAGAACAATAAGGTATAATAAAGGAAAATATATGAAAATTAAAAAAATAACAGATGGATTAACAGAACATACTTGGGATATAAAGGTTCCTGAAGTGCATGAATATGCACTAAGTAATGGTTGTATAAGTCATAATACAAGTGGGAAAGCATGTAATGCAACAGAAAGTATAGAACCAATTGCCGACTTCTTTTATAAAGAAGAAGGAACCCAAACAATACCGACTCTTGTTCCAAATTTTAGAATAAATAATAGATTCTACAAAAGAAGCTTTGGTTGTAATCAATTTATTTTAATTGAAAATGCAGCAGTTAGGCAGAAATGGCTTGACCAGGCGCAAAGTATTAATACTTATATCACAAAACCCGATAGTCTTTTAGAATTAACTCAATTGCATCTATATGGATTCAAATTAGGAGTAAAAACAAGTTATTATTTAAAACAAGAAAAAGAAGGTGGAGACAATTATATTTGTGAAAGCTGTTCGTAACAGCTTTCTATAAATAATAATAAAGGAGAATTAAAATGCAAAAATTTAGTGAATACATAAGTGAGAAATCAAAAAAACCCGTTCCAACAGATGAGGAATTAGAGCAAATATTGAAAAATGCTGATAAGTATAGTGGTTATGTTACTTATTCATCATTAATAAATTCTAATAATAGAGGGTTTAATCTTTCAGATAGAGCTACTAATGATAAAATTAAAGCTTATTGGGAAAAAAATATTAACAAAGGACATTTTAAACCAGGCGATAAAGGCTATTTATAATGGTAACCTTTAGACAATATATTACTGAAAATAATATAGAAACCGGAGAAGAACATGAAGAGGTTCATTTTCCGGACGGGGTTTATATATCGGTTAAATTATCAGAGGAAACTGAACTGGCAGTAAAAGAATATCAAGAAAAATATCTTAAAGGCCAAAAGATTAATACGGATTTACATTGCAGCTTAATTTATTCTAAGAAACCACAAGTTGAGGAAATTGAACCAGCTGAATATACTGCAGTAGGGACTTTCAAAGAATTTAATCTATTTGGGGAAAATAAAGATGCATTAGTTGCAGAAATAAATTCACAAGATTTACTTAAACGAAATGAAGCGCTTGTACAAGAATATAAATTTATTTCGGAATTTGATGATTATAAACCCCATATAACATTAAGTTATAGTGTAGAAAATCTGGACTTAAATTTGCTTCCTGCTATGGATTTTGCTTTTAAATTTCAAGATGAAGCTGTTGAATCACTTGATACTAATTGGGGCAGTAGTTCAGAGGCAAGAGACGAATACAGAACATTAGTAGGTAAAGCGATGGCTAAACTTAAGTTAAAAGAAAAAGATTCAGATAAAAAAGAAAAAGAAGGCAAATAATCTAATTGAGTATAGAGCAACTTTAGTTTCTGATGAAGGGCAAGAAATACAATTACGGGTAAAGCACTAACTGAGCAACAAGTGATTGCAAGTACTTAGGAATAAACAGATTAAGTTGGCAACATACTAATATTAAAAGGAACAACAATATGGCAAAGAAAAAAACTGAAAAAGCAGAGGAAATAACAGAACCAAAAATATTACAAAACGGTTTTAAAGATATACAAAAGAACGACACTTTTGTATTTGAAATTTTAAAAGATGTAACAGGAATTAACCTTAGTGAACAAGAAATTACTAAATTAAAAGTCTTATTGAGATATGATACAAAAGGAACTTTATTTGATAATATTACAAATATTTACAGACTAATGGCAGCAAATTTCGCATCTGCTGAAAAAGTAATTATTATCCCTTTCATAGACGGAAAAGGTATGGAGCATTTAAATATTCAAAGAATAGGTAGATAAATGTCTACTAAAATGTGGTTTATATTATTAGAAGATATAAACTATAATGCTGAAAATATTTCTAATATTTTCTCAAGTGCTTCAGTTAGACCATTTGAAAGTGAAGATAACAATATTAATCAGATAATGTTTGACAAATGGCAAGATAACAATTTTCAAATAAAAAAATATATGGTCTTTAAAATGTATATGCTCGATAATCTTGAGAAATTTTTTATTAAGAACGGCATCTTGTTTAATTGGATAATTTATAAAAATAATTATATAGGATTAAGAGTGCAACCCACTAAAGTGGATTTAAGCGCTTTAGTAAAAGATAGTATGACCTTTGAACTCTTTTCTTGGAATCGAGAATATATGAATATCAAAGCAAAAAGCGATTTAGTAAAAATTAAAAAGGAAACAAATGACAGAACCAAAAATAGTTGAAAGACAAACTATCACAATAAACAAGAACAAGTATTACTTAGACTCACTGGATGAAACTTCACAAAAATTACTAGGCGATATAAGAACAGTCGATACAGAAATACAACACCAACAAGTGAGATTAAATATCGCTGGCGTTGCTAAGAATGCCCTTTTACAGAAGCTTGAAGAAGGTATTGAAAATTTCGAATTAGTAGCCAACAATACAGTTAAGGTGGAGCCTGATTATATCAATCAATAAACTTGCGGATTTAATGTTATATTAAGAATCTTATGTTATAATTATGTATAGACTAACTTAAAAGGTAACAAAATGATAAACTCAAACAAAGCGTTAATTATAGTAGAAAACGAAGCTCAGAAGGTGTTATTAGATTCAGAATTATTAGGCCAATTTTCGGATGGTTATTGGGAAGGCTCAAGAAATCAATCTTGGAATTACTTAGGCAATGTTAAAGTTGCGAACGACTCAGAAGTTACTGGAGTTATGTTTAAAAAGAATATACCTTATGCTTATAAAGGCTATGCAGTAAATAATAAGACTTTATTAAGCTATGTGGGTGATAGAATGCTGGTTAAGGCAAGAGTTGCTAATTATTTAAAAGTTTCAGATATTAAAGATGTAGAAACATTATTAGAGTATAGTTGTTCATCTGTTATAGCTAGAGGTAAAGTAGTCACTACAGATGATATAGCGGATAAAATTGAAGAATGGTTATACCATTCAAGTGAATTTTGGAATAAAATAGCTGTTAGTTCTTTAGAGTTCATTAAAAATGTTGGACTAGATAATTTCCTAAACGCAGTAAACTCAGAATATTCAGTTAAAGATATGAGAAAAGATTTAACAAGTATCACTAAAATATTAAAATATCCTAAAGGTTCTGTTTAAGTTAAGTTTATTTATGTTATAATTATACTTAGACAACAAAAGATATTTATAAGGAATACGGTAGTATAGGTAAGACTAAAATTAGAAACAAATCTCTACCTAAAAATATTAGAGTTGAAACAGACTCAGTAGTATAAATTACATTATGAAATCTTATTAACAGAGTAAAAGATAGAATTATAGAAAGTCACCGTATAGTTACTCAGAAGAATGATTTCAATGAAAGATTAAGATATATTTTAAACACTTAAACACTTAATTTTAAGAGAAGTTTACAAACAGATGCTCTTAAAAGTTATAGGGATGTAGCTCTAAAGGTAGAGCGGCGGAACTTAAATCCGAAGGTTGATGAGTTCAAATCTCTCCATTCCTATCATTTATTAAGTAAATCTTAGTATAAACTATTAATATCGTAAAAGATAACGTCGAGTAACGGTATAAGGGTATAACAAAGAATACAAAAAGTACTTAAACTTAGTGTTTACAAAATAGAATGAAAAGTTCGCTTTATTATAATTATCGCCCAATTAAGACACAGGTTATCAGATAGTTTAGAGTTAAAGTAGGCGTCTACGCGTAGTCCAGCAATGGAGCAGTTAATGCTGTAATGTGTCTATTAATGCGCGAGAATGGATTGAGGTTTTGCAGTGAAGTCCAAAGGGATGAAAGGCTAGTTACTCACCACTAAGCGGCTAAATATAGCCCCTATTATCCAGGCAGGATAATAGGTAAATATACAAATTATGTGAGAATAACCAGAAATAAAATTAAGTAAATTCTTAAAAAAATAACTTTTTAAGACAATTACTAAAGTAATATCACTATGGCCGGATGAAGAGGATTTCAAGTCGCAAAATTAACGAAAACATTAAGGAAGCGATACCTTAACATAGGGTAGTATATTCAATAAATATAAAAATTCAATATCAAATAAAGTTAAATCTTGTAAAGAGATTTATTAATAATATTGAATTTTTATTTTTATAAAGGAAAGAAATGAAAGTAGTTATAAGACAACTAAATGAGCAAACTATTTCGCCAAATGGTTTAATATATTCAAAAGAAGTTCTTGAGGAAATTCAAAAACAATTAAAACAATTAAAAGATAAAGAATTAAATGGTGGAATTGACTCAAAAGGAAAAAGAAATACTAAGCATCAAATTGATTCGATAAATGCTTGTATTAGTAAAAATTATAGAATTGAAGATGAAAATCTTGTAGCAGATATAGAATTTATTGGTGATAAAAAAGATTTATTGGAAAATGGTTTAATTAATTATCAATTCGGCATAAGAGCAATTACTAATAATAACTCAATGAATATAAAAGATATTAAAATAATTACTTTTGATTTAATACAAAATAAAGGAAAGAAATGAAAAATACAAAAGATTTAGAGAAAAGATGCTATACATTTAGTCATTTTATGTTGTCGCCAATGGCAAAAGGAATCCAAACATTACATAGCACAGTTGAGATTTTCAACAAATATGTTCCAAACCCATCTCAGAAAGATAAATTGGATTTAATTGATTTAGAAAAGGAAGAAGCGTATAAAATATTATTTGATTGGAGTCGTAATCATAAAACTGTAATTAGCTTAAATGCCGGAGTATCTGAAGATTTAGATAACTTAAATGATATTTTACAAGACCCTGAGAATTTTTATCCTTGGTCTGATTTTTGTGAAGATGTATATAGTCTTAAAGGTATTAAAACAGCAATAAGCATCGTTCTTACAGAAAAAATTTATACAACTGCAGCACTTTTTAGAACAGGAAATTTTAAATGGGAACCAGAATTAGGTAGAGCAATTTGTTTATATACTTCAAAAACAGATTTTGAAATACTTGAAAGCTATGGAAGATTTAGTACTTTTGAAATGGATTTAATTAATACTTTAAATAATTATAGATTGGCGAATTAATGGTAGGAATAGATTTTTACAATTTAAATGTTGATGTAGATATTAACAATCAGTCTTATACTGAAATTATTGATTATTTATGCTTAGAATTTAAACAAGGGATTGAATCTGTTTGTAAAAAACACAAAATACAGTTCCAAAGAAATGAAAATGATGAAAGATTTTCATTTTATAGACGATATTATGCTAGTGCCTTAAAACTGGCATTAATAAATGACAATCCAGATACAGACGAAACATATAAAGTCCTTACGACAAGTAAAATAGGGCTTGAAAAAGTTTATTACATTGATATTGTTGTTCAAAGAATAATTAATAAAATTCATGATAAGTTTTTTCTTGGTGGGGGCATTTTTTATTCTTTTGTAGATAGAGATGAACCATCTTTCGCTGGTTTAAACTCAAGATTTGGATTAAAATGGGATATGGATATAGATGAAGCAATTAATCCTAAAGACCCAACAGTTCAGATAATAAACGAAATGGAAGAAAAAAGAGAACAAAATGAAAGCAAAAAAGAAATGTCAGATACTCTTAAACAATTTGAAAATTTGTTTGCCCCTACTTGGATAAACGAATATGAAGATAGAATTTCAACTGTTTATAATGTTCTTGCTCTTAAAGAGAAAAAGAAAAGAACTAAATCAATTAATAGATTGAAAGGAATAGTGGGTATATAACTTTCTATTTATAAAGAACTATATAAAATAAATGACCAAGAAAAAGCAAAAAATAGTACGCCAGGGCTATTTAGCACCTTTTAAATTTGCTAACATCTCAGCTGGCGTACCAACAAAATTTACTATATTAGTTACACTTGAAGTTTCGTCAGCCTCACTATTTTTCTCATCCAAATCTTTATTTAATGAGATTAACTTTTTAATTTCTGTCTGCGTCTTGGCCACAGAGCTGTAGCTATCAATTAACAATTTCATAGAAGTATTTACGCTTTTTATTAACTCAGAATATCCTAAAAGCATTTGGCCTGAAACATCTTCAGCGTGACTAGAACCCAAATCTTCTCCAAACTTCTCAAGTAAAGTAGATGTACTTTGTATATTATTTCTTAAATTCTTTCTTATAAGAGTAAAATCAAACATTAAATCATCTGTTTCAATAATACTTGTTACTTCTATTTCTTCTTTGTAATGTTCTGGAGTTATGGCTTTAAGTGTTTTTTCCTTTTCTTTAAGCATATTTTCTTCCATTTCACCTGCATCTATTTCAAATACATCACATAATGACATAAATTTTTTACTATCTCGAATAACTTCCTCAGGTGAGCTACTTAATATTTTATTGGTTATAGCATCCTCGTTTTTTGTAAACTCATTAGTTATTTTATCATATTGCTCTATTCTTTCTTCTAAATTCATTTTTATTTTTCCTTTTTAATTTTACTATAAGAAGTTTTTTTAATTGTTTTCTTCTTCAAACGAAGGAATAACATTTTCTAGTTCTGTTTTAATCTCTTCTATATTTTCAACAGTCTGCCCTTCTGTACTTTTAGCAGTAATAATAGCATCTTTATATTCTAACTCGTAAGCAATTCCTTTTTTATTTCTGGTACTTTCAATATTAAGCATATTAACTTCAATTTCTTTAATAATTTCAGCATCTTTAATTGGCAAATATAAATTACCTTTTAGTGTTAAAGGGAAATCTACTTCGATAATTCTAATTTCTTCTTCACTCATATCTTCAGGTAGTTCTATTCCAAAATCTCCTAATTGAACAGGTACAGAAGTAGGAGTTTCTTGAATGTCCAATTCCTGAATTTTTAATGTAATGTCAGGTCTAAACATAGGAGCTATTTGCTCTATGATTATAGTAGCATCTGTAAAAGTTCTAGTAGCAAGATATATAGTAAAAGTAAAATCGTATGCGACCGCATTATAATGATATTCATACATTAGGGAGGAAGGGTCTCCATTTACTTTTCTTTTGTTAATTTTGTGGAGTTTGTTGGTATCTCGTTGAGGTGCTTTCGACATCCCGTTAAAAGCAAGTACCATTCTAGGAAGTGTATTAACATTTCCATTATGAAGATTTTCTAGGTCGTGTTCTGATAATATATAAGCTTTATCTCTATTACCAAATTTAATAGGGACATTAATATCTTTAATTCGCTCACCTTTAGAATTATATCTAGGGATATGAATGTCATTAAACATATCTAACAGAGCTATAGTATAATTTTTGATTGAATTGTGGTTAAAGTACTGCATAAGTTTCCTTTTAATATTATTTATAACATTAGGAAAGAGAAAGAAAACCTGAAGTAAAATACTTCAGGATAAAACATATACTTATATTAAGATTATGCGTCTGTTCTAACCCAGTGAGAGTAAGCAAAGTCTACAGAAAATTCTGTAATAGCATCTTGTTGGTCATCTGCCATATCAATTGCCGAAATACCTGTAGGCCATAAGTTATAAAAGTTATAAGTAGCCGTAACCGCATTATCGGCTGTATTAAGTTGTTGGATTTGAGCTCCTTCTGTCATATATGAAGCATGATCAGTCGCCGTTCTATTGTGATTGTCCATATCATCAATATATAACATCCACTTATCAAACGCTGTTCTAAGAGCATGATCTTGTGTATTCCAGAAAGTCAAATTCCAAGCATTTTCAAACGCTGCATCACCTGCAACAATTAATTTTCTTCCTTGTGTCCAAATTTCGATTTGTCCTATTGTTTTGGCTGGAATCGCTCCACCTTTACCTATAGTATCTATTAAAAAATCATCTTGTGGCCCTACTGGAGCAGCTAACATAATTTTATACTTATTACCTCTTGCACCCATTGCAAGACTTGTTTTTAATTCTTCTAATACACCCATTTGTATTCCTCCTATAATTATAAATATTATTGTACAATATTTACAGTTATTTATATAAAAAGGAAAACAATGGACAAAAATTTCATTCACAACCATCTACTTAATTCCTTAGGCAACCCTAAACCTGGCGTAAACAAAAAATTTAATACTACAACAAAAGAACTATATAATATATACCACGGTACCAGTACCCCTAAGTGCGTATGTGGTAAAAATGTACTTTTTAATTCTTTTAAAAAAGGATACAGAGTAACTTGTGGGGAGCCTAAGTGCAGAATGGCCATAGAGAAAAAATCGATAAAAATTACTAAAGAAAATATCAATTTAGTATTAACTAAAAGTAAAGGGATTTCTTCAAGGAAAGTCAAAATGTATAATATTTCAATTAAAGAAGTGTACGATCTCTTATATCAACCCAAATATTGCGTGATATGTTTAAAAGAACATAGCTTTATTTCATTTAAGAAAGGTTATAAAAATAAATGCGATAATAAATGCAAAATAAAATGTTCTATCGCCAAAGAAAAACCCAAAGTTAAAAGTAAAGTAGACTATAATAAAAGAACTTTAAAAACTCAACTAAACAATATGGAAAAATATGGCGTAAAAAACTTTGCAATGCTCGAAGAAAGTATTATAAAAGCTAAGAAAACTAAACTAGAAAGATACGGTGATGAGAACTATAATAATCCTCAGAAAAGAGCAGCGAATAACCTAGTAAAATATGGTGCAACTACATATTTTGGCTCAGAGGAAGGTAGAGCAGCGATAGTAGAAATTAAAAATAAAAAAAATGGTACGGGTGATGGTTATATAAATTGGAAACCTTTCAATAAAAGAATCATAATAGAGAGATATTTGAGGGATGAAAAAATAGACATAGAATCTATTAAAGTAGATTATAAAAGATCTACTTCGTTTGTATATAAGAAAATGAAAGATTTAACTATACCTTTTAAAAGTAAATTCTCTAAAGAGAAGGAAATTAACATAGAATTTAATAATATTTTTACTATTAACGATAGAAAACTAATAAAACCACTTGAATTAGACTTATATTCCAAAGAACATAATTTTGCTATAGAATATAACGGTCTTATGTGGCATAGCTTCGGTCATTCTAAGCATTCAATGTTTAATAAACCTATAGAACATAGAAATAAACATCTTAGAAAGACGGAGTTAGCGGAAGAAAAAGGAATACAACTATTTCATATATTTGAAAATGAATGGTTAGATAAAAATAAAAAGTCTATATGGGTTTCTATGATAGAAGATAAATTAAATAAAAATAAAAAAATAGGAGCTAGAAAATGCAGTATAAAAGAAGTACCAACTAAGGAAGCTAGAAGATTTATTGATGACAACCATATGCAGGGATACTGTAACTCTTCTATAAAAATAGGGATGTATTATGAAGACAGTCTAATGTCTATAATGACTTTTGGTAAGCCTAGGTTTAATAAAGATATAGATTATGAACTTATTAGGTTCTGCACTAAAAAAGGTTATACTATACAAGGTGGAGGTTCTAGAATGCTTAAGTACTTCGAGAAAACATATAAACCTAAAAGTCTTTTATCTTACGCTAATAGAAGATGGAGTACAGGTAATTTTTATATAAAATCAGGCTTTACTTTTAAATATAATACTACACCTAACTATTTTTATTTCCATCCTAAAGAAAACATACTATGGTCTAGAAACAAGTTCCAAAAACATAAGTTAAAAGGATTATTAGAAATCTTTAATCCAGATGTTACTGAAACCATAAATATGTTTAACAACGGTTATAGAAAAATTTATGATTCAGGCAATAAAGTATTCTTAAAAGAATACTAACATATTTTACTCCAACTAGAAAAATTAAATTCTACTGTAAACTCTAACATATCTTGTGCATCATCAGACAGTGAGCTATCAGAAATACTTTTAGGCCATATATCATAGAACTCGTAAGTAGCGGTAACGCTGTTATCAACTGTACTTAATTGGCTAACTTGTGAAGTTGTCATATAGTCATTATGCGAGTTTGCTTCTCTTGCGTTTCTCTGAACTGTTCCGATGAATTCCATCCAATCTATAAAAATTGTTCTTAATTTGTGTTCTTCTGTATCTCTAAAAGTAACTGACCAAGTTCCACTGTAATCAGGATCCCCTGCTATAGTTGTCAATCTCCCTTGATTCCATATACTTACTTCATTAAAACTTCTACCCGGAATAGTTGTACTTTTAGCCAAAGTATCTCCCATTTTTCCTACTTCAAATTTTTTTCCTAGTCCATTAATATTAACCATATATTTGTTGGACCTAGCGCCCATACCTAAAGTATCTAATAATTCATTAATAACTCCCATTAAAATAACCCCGCTACTGCTTTTACAGCACTTGCAACACCTAGGCCGCCCATCATATTTTTAAGGAATCCACTACCTCCTTCTATTTCAACATAACTAGATTTAAGTTGAACTGAAAATTCTGCAACACTTGCAACAGCGTCATTACTTAGAGTAGGACCACTAACATTAGTCAATATACACTTTTTAAATTCTAGAATTTTTTCAAATTTTTCTATACTAAAGTCTGAGGCAGTATGGATTTCTAAATTAAAATATTGAGAAGCTGGGTACCATCGCTGAAACTTTTGAATAGAAGTACTCCAAGCTCTGTATAGTTCAAAGTTATTAAAGTCTTTAAAAGTTATGGCTATCTGATAAGCTTCTGTTCTACCTGAAGCAAATCTCCACTCTTCTGCTGTATAATCTTCTATAGGTGTTGTAGCGATACTTGCCATTTCTACACCATTACACGCCATAGTTAAAAGTTCCGGGTCAGGAAGTTCTAATGCATCCGCACCAGCTCCTGTCATAAAAATTCTAAATTTACTTGGATCTTGCCAATTCATTAATTTTGCTTCGGTGCTCTTTGGTCCTGACATATATTTCTCCTTTATAAATATTTATACAAACATAAAGGAATGAAAATGGCTTTAAAATACAAAGTTGAATATAACAACACAGCAACAATAGGCGATAAAGAATATAAATTTAAACCTTGGACTACTAAAAATGAAAAAGACTATTTAATAGCGGTTGAATCAGAAACTAAAGTAACAGATACTATGCTTTTTGATTTATTAATTAAACCTTGTCTTGAAAACCCCGATATTGTACTTTCACAAAATGAACAAAAAATGCTTATTATAGAAATAAGAAAAAAATCTCTTGGATCTACTTTTCCAATGAGATACGCTTGTACAAAATGTAAACAAGTAAATGATATAGATGTAAATTTTGATTCAATTGTTAAATATACTCCTGATAATTACAAAGATGTAGAAGTAGAAAATATGATTTTCAAATTTGGTGATATAGTTTCTGAAAGACTAAGAAGTAGGCTAGATAACCAAGAAACAAATATTGATTACGCTTTTACAGAATTTTTACTTCATATACAAAGTATAACTATAGACGGAGAAGTAGAAGATACTTTCAGTTTTGATGAACTTCAGGAATTTGTAGAAGAAATGCCCACATTTATTTTTGATAAAGTATATAAAGAGTTTCAAGGGATGAAAAGTTCTTTAGAATTTGAATTGAAAACATACTGCATGGTATGTAACGAGGAAAATAATGTTGAATTTGATCACTTGCCAAATTTTTTGTGGACATAACTGTAGAGTCAAATTTATCTAGTCTATATCAATACTACAGCAATATGAAGTATTTTGGACATTATAGTATTCAAGAAGTTGACGATATGTTGCCTTTTGAACGAGATATTTATTTTGGACTTTTAAGTAAAACAATAGAAGAACAGAATAAGAATAAATAGATAAACAGTTATGTTAAATATTTTGGCTAATAAATTAAGTGGGATTAAAGTATAATTACTATATAATATAAAAGGAAAACAATGGCGTTAATATATGAATCTGGTTATGATTACACATCAGTAATTGGAGATAAACAAGTTAAATTTAGACAATGGACAGCAAAAGATGAAAGAAACTATCTTAAGCTTCTAGAAAAAGACGATTCTGAAATAACAGATAAAATTATTTTTGATACTTTATTGGCACCTGCTATAGAGGAGAAGGATATTGTATTATCAGCATCAGAACAAAAGAAATTAATTATAGATATCAGATGTGAGAGTATATCAAATTTTATAGAAGATGAGCACGAGTGTAAAAGTTGTGGAAAGAAAATAGATTTAAAAGTAAAAATTTCTGAAGTAATGACTTATAGACCCGCAAATTATAAAGAAGTGCAGATTAAAGACCTAAAATTTGTAATGGGCCCTATAAGGACCAACAAAGAAAAAGACTTTTTAAAAATGGATAAAGGAGTTGTTGAGTACATTTTCCAGGACTTTTTATTGCATATACACGCTATAGAAATAAATGGTGAGTTACAAGATAAATTTAGTCACAGAGAACTAAATAAATTTATAGATAAATTACCAACTAAGATATTTGACGAATTATTTGAAAAATATCAAAAAATGGTAGACGAAGTTGAATTAGAATATAACTGGGTTTGTCCCGAATGTGAAACTAAAGAAACTATAGACTACACTTACATACCAAATCTACTTTGGGCTTGATTTTAAAACTTTACTTCCCTTATAAATAATTGTAAATTATAGGGGAAGTTATGTTTAAATTATTTAAAAAAGACAAAATTCAAAAACGAATAACAGCTTCAGAGGTGCGCATTCAAAGAAACGAAAAAACACTTAATCAAAAAATACCTGAAATAGAATTAAAGACTAATGTTAAAAGAAATTTAGCAAAAAATAATATTGTTATAGAAGAAATCTCTAAATTAAAAAAACATTTAGACAGTAAAATGATTTCTCAAGATAAGCGTGAAACTTCTAAATTAAAAGTAATAGCTGAGATAACCAGACATAATATGGAAATCAATAAAGATAATCTTGCGGTTCAAAAAGAAGCACTTGAAGAACAAAAAAAAGCAGAGTATAATAGAAAACATCAGTATAAAGCATCATTAAAAGCAGCAGCTGCCAAAGTTAAAGAAAAATCAAGAACAGTAATTCAGAAAGTAAAAGATAAACCAAAAGGCGGAATGCTTTTAATGATTTCCAAATTACTTGCAGCTGGTTATTTAATTAAAACATTATGGCCTCTTATAAAGAAAAAACTATGGCCCTTCATTAAAGATAAAATTTTCCCGTTTATTCAAAAACATTTTAAAACTATTTTAGGAACCCTAGGAATTGCAAAACTATTGGCTAATCCTTTAAAAACTATTAAATCTCTTTTTAGTATGGGTGCTGGATTATTTAAAACACTTGGCAAATACGTAGGAAAAATAGGGGCTTTCACTGTTAAAGGGATGTTCAAACTTATTAAAGGTGTAGGAAAGTTAGCATATGAAGGAGTTTCAGAATTAGCAAGTATGGGTAAAGAAGGACTTGAAAAAGCGTGGAACAAAGGAAAAGAACTAGCAGGAAAAGGTATTGGTAAAGTTACTGAGCTTGCTAAAGATGGTTTAATAAAAATCAAAGATACTGTATCGGCAAAAGTTGGGCCTATCGTAGGCAAAATTACTGATAAAGTTAAAGAAGGATTAAGCTCTACAGTATCAGCCCTTAAAGAAGGTTCAGGCAAACTATTTGAAAAAATGGGAATAGGATTTGGAGAGTCAACAGGTAAATTAGCTGCCTTTAAAGAAAATATGAGTGAAAAATTTTCAGGCATGGGAGAAAAATTATCAGGTGTAAGTTCTAAAGTTAAACAAATCGGTAGCTCTTTATTGGAAAAGGGCATAGGCGGAGCAGTGAAAATAGGTAAAGGAATAGGTGGTGTTTTAAAAGTACTTAAACCTCTTGCTAAAATAGTACCTTTCCTCGGTTTAATTGTTACGGTATGGGATTTGCTAGAAACATTCTTTCCTAATTTTACTAAAGAAATTAAAAATATGTTTAGTGTAGAAAAAATAGCAGAACTTGGAAAAAGTATTTGGGGAACTGTTAAGGCAGGGGTTGTTAAAATAGGAGATTGGGTTGCTGATAAATTTAGAGGTATAGGGCAATTTTTTGAAGATATGCTAAGAGCAAATCCCTTAGTTCCCGATGTAGTTACTGATATGATTTTTGGTAAAACAGCAAAAGCACAAGCGGCAGAAGCACAAGAAAAAGATTTCAAAGGAAGGGCTTCAAAAATGGAAGCAGACGGAATGTGGACTGATGATATGGGGTACAATACTTTAAATACAGACCAAGTGCAAATAGGATTAGAAAAAGGAACTGTTACTTTAAAAGATTTACTGGCTATGAAAGAAAATGCATCTTTAGATAGTGATAGCGAAAGTAAACTAGACGAACTTATTCAATTAAGTAAAGATAAAGAAAAGGCAACTCAAGAATTTAAACTTCCTAAAGCAAACGAATCAATGCTAGGTAAAGCTGCAAACGATAGCGATAATCCTATAGCCACTTTAGTGAAAGCTTCTAAGAACCAATTTATATTGGGCGGATATACTGGTGAAGGTAAATCAGATGAAGTTGCTGGTTTAGTGCATTATAATGAATTTGTTTTATCAGAAAGTATGTTAAAAGATATAACTGATGCAAAAACAGAAGGTGATAAAACTGCACTAGTTAAAAAAGCAGCAGAGGGAAGAGGGAAAGATGCAGAGGATGCTATTTTCAAATTACTTGAACGAAGTAAATCATCAGGATATGCCGTAACAATTAACGGAGTGTCTGTTGTTTTAACTAATGCTCAAAAAGAACAATATGATAAAATAGCTCAAACAACAGAAGATGAATATAACGCTATGGCAAAAGAAGAATTTGTTAAACAAGTGGCAAGTGGAGAGTTTAAAGATGTAAACGCCAATAAAGTTTCTTATAAAGCAAAAAATACTAAAGCAGTCTCAGGAGATAAAAAACCTCTAAAAACAGAAATGAGAACAGTTTCTACAGATAGCGGTATATTAAACGAATCAGGAACTACTTTTAGTCCTGAGCCTATAAAAGTTAAAGCATCAACACCGTCAGAACAAGAAGAGAAAGAAATCACTTCTGTGGATGATATTAAAGAAGGAGATGTTTTTAAGGGCACTAAAATTAAAAATCTTAACCCTGATGTAAAACATAATTTACTTGCTATGGGATATGAATATAAAGAAGAGTTTGGCCAAAAATTACAACTTAACTCTACAGGAAGAAGCGTACAAGAGCAAACTAAACTTTATAAAGAAATGCTTAAAAAGAATCACGGAAAAAGTGATGGTTCTGTAGCTGTACCAGGTGGGAGTATGCACAATTATGGTTTAGCAGTTGATGCACAAAGTAACCAACTTGCTATAGCAGAGAGTTCAGGTATTATGGGTAAATATGGTTTTCATAGAAATGTTTATAAATCTGATGGAAAATTGGAGACTTGGCATATGGAACCAAACTCTCTTACTCAACAAGATAGAAAAAATGTAAGGGCAGCTGGTAAAAAAGCTGGCAAAAAAGGACTAAATGTAGATAAATTAGTTACAGAGGGCAAGTTTACTAAAGGTAAAATTGAAAAAATTAATGCAGATGGTTTTAAATTAGGAAGTACAATCGTAAAAGAAACCAAAGGAGAAGGAATTAGCTCTTTAGTAGAACCAGCAAATGATAGTAGTATAAAAGGAGAGCCTAAAGCAGAAGTAAGAGAAACTCCTGAAATTGCAGCCAAAAAAGTTTTTTCGGATACTGCTGCCGGACAAGGAATGAAAGAGGAATACAATAAGAGATTTGATATTTTACCTTCAAGAATAGAACAGTATGAAAACATCGCTAAAAGCTTAACTGGTTTATCTGACAAACCTAGTAAAGAAAGATTAACAAATCTAAAAGATAAAATTAATAAACTTAAAACTTTAGAAACTAATCTAGAAAAAGATGAATATGAAACAACTGTAAAAGACGAAGAATTAATTGAGGATATTAATAATGATAAAGATGGTGACGGAGAGGTTTCAAGTTATGAGAAAGCAGGTGCTGTTTTACATAATGTAGATACAAATGCATTAGATATGTTCCAACAAACAATGATGGCACTTGGAGCAACTAATAATAATGGTTCTCTTATAGAAACTTTAGCAGACAAAAAAGAAAATGCTAAAGCAGAGTCCATGCCTAGGGAATTATCTAATAGTTTAAGAAGAGCCCCCAAACAAACAGAAACTCCTAGTTTGGTAGAGCAAGGAGAGTCAAAACAAAAAGTCGGAGATTTTACTAAATCTGAAACTACAGCAGAGATAATTAGTAGTTCTACAGATAAAGACGATAGAAAGTTTTACATTTCTGAACCAGGGGAAACAATGGCACAGATTGCTAAAAATCAAAATTTATCTTTAGTTGATTTAAGTAATATGAATCCACAAGTAGACGATATTGATAAAATATTTGCAGGTACTAAATTATTTGTAGAAAAGAAAAAAGCGAAAGCTATTCCGATTAAACAAGACGAGCAATCGAGTTTAAGTGCAGAGTTACCTAAAGAAGAAGAGAAAGCTGAAAATCAAGTACAAGAATCAAAAATAGAAACTGGTCTTGCCAAACAAGAAGACGACAAAAGTTTAGCAGATATTGTTAAACCAGTTAAAGGTTTTAAGCCTGGGGTACAATTAAAACAAGAAGAGGATTTTGAAAAACGATTTGATTTACTTGACAGTAGAATAGAATCTTATACTGTGGTATCAGAAGGACTAAAAGGCAAAAAAGATAAAGACTCAGTTGAAAAGAAAGAAAAAATAGACGGACAAATTAAAAAACTTAAAGAAATAAAAGCTAAGTTAGACAAATATCCGGAAATGGATGAAATTGATAAAGAGATAAACGCTTCTCAAATAGAATTAAATAAAATTAATAAAGAAAAAAACTCTAATGCTTCTTTATTAAAAGAATTAGAAGGTAAAACAGATGGCGAATCTAATAAGAAAAGAGAAAAATTAGAACTAGAAAAGAAAGTTTTAGATAGTAAAGCAACTTTACACCAAACTAAAATTGATGGTAGAAAAGATGCAATTGCTGAGTTAGGTGGAAGAACTACTGATGAAGAAAACAATTTAGGATTGGATTTAAAATTCGACACTAATGGTGATGGTGATATGAGTGATATGGAAACTGCGAAAATGGGACTTAAAAAAGCTGATGAAGGATTTTTAGGTGGATTCCAAGATATGATAATGGAATTAGGATTTGTGGGAGAAGACGGATCGTTAGTTGAAACTTTAGCGGATAAAAAGGCAAGAGGTGAAAAGGTTAAAGGAAGTGCTTCACTTGACTTTACATCTAAAGATTTTGGGAATATGACAGATGCTATAGCAGGTTCATCTATGGGTAAAGGTATAGGATCTATTGTAAGTTCAGTTAAATCTGATGGTATAGGAAATACTGTTAAAAAAGGATTTAATAAAACAAAAGATGCTGCTAAGAATGGTTTAAGTTCTGTTAAAGATAAGTCTGTTGGAATGTTTGATAAATTAAAAGGTTTGGTAGGCAATACAGACAAAAAAGAAGTAAAAGAAACCAGAGACGCAGTTGAAGCACAAGTTGCAAACCAAACACAGCCTGATTTTGGTCTAAGTGCTAACCAGACTAACCCAGAAATTATTAAGAAAAGTGCTACCGCTAAATCAACTGGTAAAATAAGTGTAGCTCCTAAAAGAGAAACTCCAGTTGAATTAGATAACAAAACTAAAAAGTTGGCTGCAAGTTCGGTCACCCCAAAACCGGTACCGGCACCTAAAGTAGAAAAGGCACCAGCACCAGTTGTAGTACAAGTGCCGGCTCCAGCACCAACTGCCAATATTAATTTGCATGGTTCGGCGTTTAATGAGTTGGAAACAGCATACTTAGGTAGACTTGTATAAATAAACTAAAAGGAGTTATGATATGATGTATCCTCTTAATTTATTGACACCTGAGCCGCAAAGTGGTGGAATCAGACCGTCAATAATGTTTATAGCTTATGAATATGAAGCAGATATAATGAAGGCAAAATCTGTAACAGAAGCATTACCTGCTGCCGTTCCTCAACCATTTAAAAGTTTTGTATTACCGATGCCCGAAGGTGGAGTAGTGGATAGCTCACAAAATAGCTATGGAACAGACAATCCTATGATGGCAGGTGCTGTTAGTGCCATATCACCATTTGCAGATATGGGATCTTATATGGGTGGTGCTGTACTAGACCCTATGTTGACTCAAGTTTACAAAGGAACAGCTCCAAGAAGTTGGGACGGAACTTGGCAACTAATTCCTGAGAGTATGTTAGAATCTGCAGCAATCGCTGTAATACTTATGAATATAAAAATAGGAGGTTCTCCAGCTAAAACTTCAGAAGACGGAAAACCAGGAATGCTAAAACAGCCTTTTATATATAAAATTAAATTTTCAAACCCTATAATAGACAAAGCAATGCAATTTCATAAAATGGCAATGGAAAGTTATTCTATAAGTTACTTTGCTCAAGGATATGCCAGTACCTATATAGATATGATGCCTAAGCATATTACTTTAAATATGAAATTCGTTGAATTTGGTATTAAAGATAGATCGGATTGGATGTAGGAGAAAAATATGGAGTTAATGAAAAATAGATACCTTAAGTTTGAATCAACAAATTTTTTAGGTAGAAATGTAAGAAATACTACAACTTTAAATCTTTTGGCTAATATCCCTCCTAAATTTAAAAGTGCAGAATATACTTTACAAGTTAAGGTAGAAAATGACCGTTTGATAGAAGCCATATCACAAGATTTATATAAGACTACTTTTTATTGGGATTTGTTGTTAGCTTTAAATGATATAACAAGTATGCACGATTTGCCTGTTAATTACGATATAGTGTTATCAAGAGCTGATATTAAGCTGGCGAGTTGGTTAAAGAGAGGGAAACTACTTAGTGGGGTTTTAAGTAATGAAAAGATCGCTATTAAATATAAAGAAATTTTAGAAAACGAAGTAGTTTTAAATGAAAAATACAGATATATTAATTATATTTCCGTTGATAAATTATCAGAATTAGAAGCAGCTTTAGATGCCGTCCAAGGCGTAAATAAAATTAATCCTAAGATAATTATAGAAAAGGACGACTAATGGGATATGTTTTAGGTATAGAAGATAATCAATTAAAAGATTTTAGTTTAACTATAGACGGAGTAAAACTTTCTAATGCTCAAATAATTAGCCTTAAGGTAAAATGGAGTATAGAAAACTTTAAAATAGTAGGAACTTTATTATTTAGAGATATTAGTAGTCTTGTTGAAAACTTACCTATTAGAGGTGATAATAAATTTGTAATGGCTTTAACAGATTCAGAAGGAAATGTTTCAAAGCAAGAATTTAGGGTTATAAAAGTGTCTTATACTAAAAGTAATGAGAATCAATTATTAACATCTTTAGAATTACTCGACCCCATAACAATTGCTACTACTCAAATGTACAATGAAATGAGCTGGAAAAAAGAAGATATGGTAGGAATAATAGACCACGATGAAACTATGAAACCTTTATTGGTAGGGAAGAAAAAAAACTTTGGAAAACCAGCAGAAAAGCATGAAAATTTTGTTATGCCTCTGCATGTTCCTTTTAATGTAGTTTCACACTGGTTAGCCAAAAATAATAATATGATGTGGTTCCAGACAAGGGAAGAATTTGTTATTCAACCTTTAAAAAAACTTTTTAGCGAAAGTAATTCAAAAGATAAATTTATGCTTAAGACTCCCAATACCTCATATAAAAGAAGAGTATTTGAGTTTAGTTCTAACTTTGGTAATCTTATTGAAGCTAATACATTTCAAGCAACAGGAAAAGTAGCAAGTTTTGACCCGTCTAATAAACATGCTAAGTGGACTGATAACGACTTTAAGAAAGCTTTAGGGGAACTAGGAAGTAAAGGAAGTAAAGATTTAAAATTGCCCGGAACTGGTAACAAGCATTTTTATAAAACAGATTATCATATTAAAGATAATGTAAAAATGATGTGGGGCAAAAATGCTTTTAAAAGTGTTACTTTAGAAATGATAGTGCCAGGGCAATTTAGTACTAATATTGGAGAAATAGTAGAGTTAGATTTTGTTAATAGTGTAAAAATAACTGAACCTGAAGCAAATATTAATGGTGAGTGGTTAATTATAGAATGTGTAGACATCATTACACCGACTGATTTTATACAGCGTTTAACTTTGGCAAGAGCTAAATTTAGTAAATAGAAGGAGATAAAATGTTTTTAAATAATGCAGATCACTTACATAATCTTAATCCTACTCAAAATGTTTTTTATCGGGCAGTAGTAGAAGATAATGATGATTCGGGCGAAAAGGGAGGACCTTTAGGTAGATGTAAAGTAAGAATATTAGGAATTCATTCTGAAAATGCTAAAAGAACCGGTAAAAATATAGGAACTCCTACAGCAGAACTACCTTGGGCAGAGTTAGCAGTTAGCACAGGATTTCACGGTGGAATGTCTGGGATAGGTATTTCGGCAGTTCCAGTTAAAGGAACCTGGGTATGGGTATTTTTAGACGGTGGAGATTGGAATAGGCCAATTATAACTGGTATAATTTATGGGGTCTCAACAAAACAAGGGCCTGGTGCTGATAAAGCAACTGGCGGTTTTCACGACCCTGATAAAGTATATCCCATCAAAAAAAGATTATCAGAACCCGATATTAATAGGCTTGCTGCCAATAGAAAGTTTGCTGAGACTCCTATTAAAAAAATCAGAGATGCTAATAAAGACAAAGGAATTCCTACAAGTACTGGCGGAACTTGGGACGAGATTCTTGAAAAAACTTCAGCAGCAAAATATCCAAATAATACTGTCTTTGAAACTGTAGGGCATTCTTTTGTGGAATATGATAGTTCGCCCGGAAATGAGAGGATTCACTTTTTTCATAAATCGGGCACTTATTGGGAAATACAAGAAAAAGGTGACTATATGTTTAAGACTGTAGATAATAGATATGAAATAGTTAATAAAGATTACAATCGTTTAGTTAAAATGAATCAAAGAACAACTGTCCAGGCTGATGTTGAAACAAAATATGATGCCAAAGAAACAATTTTAGTAGGGGGAGATCACAAAGAAACCATCAAAGGTAAAGTGGCACAAATTTATAAGGCTACAATGGATGTTAAGGTAACAGGCGCAGTAACAGAGACATATTCAGCAGGACAAAAAACAAATGGAGGGCCTAGTATTATTATTAAAGCAGGAGTAATTAAATTAAATTAATTTTTATAAATACTTTTAAAAGGAGTTTCTATGGGATTTGGATTGGAAGATGCTAATGAATTATTAAATAAAGGATACTATTTAGAAGCCGCTATGGCTAATATAGATAAGCCTTCTTTGCCTGAAGTGCCTAATGTAGTAGATTTTGAAAATTTTGCAACAGGAGCAGCTTGTGTTGAAGCTTCAATTAAACATACTGCTATAACTCTTAAGTTAAGAAGTTCTCATTTAGGTGGGGAAATAATAGTAGATAGAATAGAACCGATACTTAAATTAAAATTGGGAATGCCCTCAGATATAGGGTTTGAATTACCTCAGTTGAGTGGTTTTAATATGGACTTGAGTATTTCAAAAATTACAGCTCCGAAAATCAGTGATATTCCTATATGTCTCGCCGATACTTTAAGTGGTAAATTAAGCACTAAAGGACCTGGGTTGATGGGGGATATACTTGACCCATTTAATAGTGCCGTAGGTAGTGCTAATAAATTAACAGGAAGTGCTAATAAATATATTAATAGTGCGTTAAATTCTTTTACTGGGAGTATGAATTCTATGATTAAATCAGCAAATAATGTAATTAAGAAAGTACTGGCGGACAGAATAAATCCAGCTGACCTTCCTTTATTTGAAATGATAGATAGCTTAAGTGAATATTTAGTTAGTACAAATTATTTAAATGATTATAAGGATTGGAGGGATATTACTAGATGTATAGAATCTAACTGTCGTCCTTTAAAGGATTCAATTATGCAAGACGACTTTTTATGGTATGATAAAAACAAGACAAAATTTATAATGCCTATAGATATGGGTAATGGTAGCATAAGATTCTTTAAATTTTTTGAAGATTTAACACCAGAACAGTTAAAAGAATGTAATAAATTACAAAATAGATATTTTCAGTATTTAAATGTTAAACGGCAAATAGCCGCTGAAGCTGCAGCAAAGGTAAAAAAAGCAAAAGTTCCTGATGACAAAAACCCCTTTTCTTCTATAGTCTCAAGTATGTCACAATCTAGAGATAATATTGTAAATAACCTATTTTAGGAGGATATATGAATTACGTAGATATACCAAGCAACTATAAAACAGGTGTCTTAAAAAATGCCGATGCTGTAATGGCATCTTTACAAAATATAATAGCAACACCAGTAGGTTCGGTACCAGGACATCCGGAATTTGGATGCCTAATGTCCAGATATCTTTTTGAGTTTTTAGACCCACTAATAGCTCAACTTATAGAAGAGGATATTAGGTATGCAGTTGAGCGATGGGAACCAAGAGTAAAAATAACTAAAGTAGAAGTAAATGATGACCCAGATTATAATAGAATAATAATTGCAATTTATTTTACCATAAAAGGGGACACACAAAATCAAGAATTAAAATACATTTATAAGGTAAATGTATAAATAAGAATAAAGGAGTACAGATATGTTAGAAGTAGTACCATATGAATTGGACGAAATAAAAAACGAATTAAAACGAAAAGCTATTGAAGAATTTGGAATAAAAGATGCTGAATATGAAGGATCTAATGTTTCACAATTAATAAATTTATTAGCTTACTCGACTGTTATTAGTAATACTAACTTTACTTTCGGGCTTAATGAAATGTTTATTTCTCAGGCATCAGATAGACGAAATGTTATTAAGCATGCTAGACAAATGGGTTATACTCATAAAAGAAAAGTATCTTTTCAATATAGAATAAAACTTAAAGTAGTTAAATCTGGGGAAGTTACTCTTAATAAATATTCGAACTTTTCAAGTAATGGTAATAACTATGTTTACTTCGGTGAAAGTATTCTTGATGTTTATGGAACTTATGCCTATATTAAAATACTTACTAATGAAAATAATAATAAGCTAGCTGCTGTTTATTTAAGCAATTCCTTATCTAAAAATAAATATTTAGTAACAGAAGAAGGACAAATATGTAAAATCCTACACAAAGAACCAGTAGGGACTCCAAGACTACTTCTAGAAATTGTTGAGGGGGAGAAACTCCCTTTGTATTCTCAATATGGGCAAGAAGTATTTATAACAGACGGAACTCGATCAAGTGGTTTCAGAAACTTTATTAAAATTGGGACAATAGATACTTTTGTGACTGATATAGCCCATAATAATTTTAGAATTCAATTAACTTTAGAAAACAATGGAACAACCTTTCCTATGCCAGTAACTACTCAGCATCTAAATACAAACCTTATAAAAAACAAAACTTATTTTACGATGGAAATTCCTACTGAAAACCCTATTATTAGTATAGACGAATTAGTTTTAGTAGATTATGGAGACGAAATCCATATTGACTTAAATAATGTTTTAATAGAAGGAAATAATATAAAATTACCTATTAATACTATAGATATTACGGAAACTTTTGTGCCTGATACTGAAAAGACGGCAGTAGTTCTAGATGAAATAACCCATAAAGTTAAAGTTAAAGCTGATGAAGATATAATTGCCGATACTTTAGGCAGTGTAGAAATAACTTATAACGACGAGATAACTATAAAAAATATCGCTAACGAGTCTATTAATTATAATGAAAATGAAATAACTATTAATGAGCAGATTAAAACAAAAATTGATAAGAATTTAGAAATAAAGGAGGGGTTCATTACTCTTATAGAAGAAACTAATAAAATAATTAATTCAGTTATAGTTACCGACTCAAACGGCAATAAAAGTATTATAGATGAGAGTCACTTTACATTTACAGCTTCTTCTGTAACTTTAACAAAAGACGACGGAGAGGTAACTGACGAATATGATAATTATACAGCTGAAATAGAATACGATTTCTATATTCCTTTAGAAAAAGCAGTTATAGTAATTTCTTATACTTGTGATAAAGATATTTCATCAGCTGAAGTAAAACTAAGATATAATTATACTCACGACAAAGACGGATATTTAGCTAAAAGAATCTTTTTCTCAGATTTTAGAGGAGAAACTAAAGAAAACGAGAACGATTATGACCCAGTTAATATGCCAGACGGGTGGGATGGATTTTATGCTTCTGATTTTAACTCAGAAACTAATGTTTTATTTTTTGATATTTCAAAAGATAAACCTTCTATAAGATCTCATAATAACGAATTTCATAATTGTTATTGTGCGGTAGAAGGGAAAGACCCAGTAAGAATAGATAAACTAATAAAGACTCCTTTTAGAAAAACAAGATTTAGCTATAGTGAAGAAATTATAGATCCAGCAACTGAAGAGATAATAGGTTATAAACCTTACGATCCTGAGTTTACTTTCGCTAGTGTTTATGCTACAAATGTTAAAGACGAAATAGAAATTATTGTTAAAGAGGGGAATATTAGAAGATGGAATGATGAAACAGAAGATTCTAAATTAGAAAGGGAAAAGGCTACTAAATTAAATCTTCCGATTCCTAAAATAATCTATAGTAATCCTGAGCTTACCGTTCCTATTACAAGGGATATGGTAGATGCCGGACATTTTACAATAAGAAATGACGACATAGAAGATGACGGTATAGAAGTATTTATCACTAGAGTACAAGAAGAAGGAATAGAATACGATATACCTTGGAATAAAAGAGATTATTTACTAGCAGAGCAGAGCACAGGAGGTAAAAAATCGTTTGTTGTAATGTCAGATGAGGAATACGAAGATTATATTAATATTTATACTAAATATGCGGGAACAGGAACTCCTTTATCGCAAGATATGACAGTCAAAATAAATGTTTTAACTTCTAAAGGGCCTCAAGGAGCAACTAATGCTTTAATAGAACCACTTGATGAAAATTTTGAAGCTAAGTTCTATATAGAGGAAACTTTAACCCCAAATGTTTTGCATATTGAAGGCACAGAGATACAAGATACAGATAGTATTAGAGAAACAGCACCTTTATTTAGTAATACTGCAAATAGGGCAGTAACAAAAAATGATTATAAAACAATTTGTGAAGCGCAACAGTTTATTCAGAGTGCTCAAATCTGGGGTGGAGAAGAAGAAACTCCTGTCAATAAACCCGGGCATATCTATTTTAGTTTCATTCCTTACTCAAGACCACAGGGATATGCAAAATTAAATTCTAAGTATTCTTTGAAGAACACAGATAATCCTGAGCTTTTCTTTACAAGTTTTTATCAAATTACAGGTAAAGAAAGATACGATTCTAAGAAGAATAATAAAGATCAAAATGTTATTTTTAATATGCTGGATAATTATAAAATTATTACTTTACAGCTAAATTATGTTAAACCAATTTATATGGATTATAAACTTGAAGTAAAAGTCTTTAAATACAAATTTGGGCAAACTATAGATGAAACAAATGAAGAAATTTTTTTAAATGTAAAAAGCTTCTTTACAAGAGAAATAGAACATTTTGATACGACTTTTTATACTTCTAGTATGATTAGATCTGTTGATGAAAAGATTGGGGATGATTACGGTATCGAGGTTGATGTTTCTTTTAGTGTAGATTTATATGATAGTTTATATGCACCAGACAAAGGATGTTTTATTAATGCTACAATGACAGATTTAACTAATACAGATAATAACTCTGGTCTTATTGGGGATAACGATGATTGGAAGTTTACTATGCCTTTGGATTGGCCTATTGAAGATTTATACGAAGAAAGTACAATAGTTAATAGTATTGTTACTAGAAGAGGAAGGATGAATGTTTCTCATTTAACTAATTGTAACACAGAAGGGTTTTTAAGATTTGGGGATTATTTATATATGGAACTTAATGACGGAACTTTTAAATCAAGGGATGCCAATAATGTAAGTGAAGATATTTTAACTAACTCAAAATCTGAGACAACTGAAATTAATATTATGTACACTAAAAATAAAAATGATGAAACAGCAGAAACTTTTAAAGTAGGAAGTTATTGGATTCATAAAACAGAAAAAATAATTAGACTTGAATTAAATTCTCATACTCATTGGCATATTGATGCTCAATCTGTTGTTACTGAAAAAATGCTAGAAGAAGAAAGAGTTCACGATAACGAAGACGGAGTAGGAACTAAATATACAAGAGAAGATTTAGGTAAATTAATTTATTATAAAGTCCATCAAACAGACAAAAGTGAATTGGTTAAAGCTGGAAGCCTAATTTATTTAGACGGGAAAAAGATAGAAACTTTAAAAGCTCAAGAATTTAAAAATACAGAATTTGATAATATTAAGAAAGATTACACTGATGACCTGGAAGTGGAAATTTTTAAAAACGACATCGGAGAAGATTATTATAGTTATAAACTTTGTCCTTTACCAAGAGAGGCTTTTACTGAAAAAACAAGAGTAATGAATATTAATCCTAAAAGTAATAATATTAAATCAGTAAGGAATGTTTTCTCAAGATTTAAATCTATAGAATTTGTTTCTTAATATCTACCTCCTCATATAAATAATATAAAAATGAGGAGTATTTTTAATGGGAAAAAAAACAGAATTAGAGCTACAATTTGATGCTATCACTCCAAATAATTTAAAAGAAAATGAAACAATATCAAAATTACTAGAGATTTATAATTCTTCATTCGGGCCAATTCGTGAAGAAACTACTAATGAACCACTAAAATTACTAGATACAGATTACCTTATTGAAAAGTATGAAGAAACTTCCAACAAAAGATTAGATACAGTAAGAAAAGAGATTTTTAAAATACATCTTCAAGAAATTTACCAAACTTTTAATAACATAGAAGACTCAGAAAAAATATTTAATAAATTTAAAGGGATATATGAAGCGTTAGACATACCTATAGATAACCTGCGTATTGTGGCTGATATTGATAAGTCAATAAATTCGGAATATATTAATGCAGCAGGTTCGTTTAAAACAAAAAAAGGAACAAAATCTGGTTTTTTCTTTGTTTACGATATTATTAATAAGGCAGGCATTCAGTCTTTAAATGGCGATTCTTTTTTCGAACTTATAGAAGGCACAAATGAAAATCCAAATACTCCTTATGAATATACAGTAGAAACTTCTCTTTATAAAGAAGTATTTGAGAAAACAGTAATACCTTTAGCTCATCCAGTTGGCTTTAACTGGAATTTTATAAGATTACTTTTCTTAAATATGGAAGATTATTTTGGTCTAGAGCAGATTGAAACTCTTGGGGAGACAATGCTTATCTGTTATGGTAATTCTAGAGTGGAACTTAAACAAGTAGAAATAGCACAATCTGGAATGTTTGGTACAGTTAAATCCTTTAATGTTATAAAGGATCAAGACGACCGCGAGGGGTTAATAATAGATTATAATCCTTTAGATGGCACTGAAGGTGAAGGACTAAGAATTGTTAAAGAATATAATGGTAGAGTGGTTTTATATGATAGACAAAGTGTTAAAATTGTTAAAGATCCAGAGACTAAACTTCCTACAGGTGAAATCCAGTATTTAGATATAGAAGAAGTAAAAATTTCAAATATTCAAAATGGTATTTTGACCATTAACAAAGTTAAGAGAACTTTACTTGGTGAAACTTTTGAAGTTATAGAAAGTATAGACTTTCAAGAATATAGTATTATTGATAGACCTTATGTAGATATTACATATAGAATTAGAGGAGATTTTGAAGGTAAATGGTACTCAGCCAGACTTAAATTTGGTGAAAAAACAGTTTCTGAAAACTTAAAATTCTTTAATCCTTATAATTTTGATAGACAATCTATTTTAGATAGTTCAAGTTCTTATAATGGTAGGGTTGTAGAGGATAAAGGAAATAATTGTTTAATAAGATATAAAGCAGTTTATACTTATAAAGTAAGCACAAAAGATAAAACCCCTTATGTTGAAAATAAAAGACCAACAACTTTACACTTAGCACAGAATACTAAAGATATAGAAATACCTTATTCAGAGTATATATCTCTTAAGGAAGAAGGAAAAGACCCTTATAAAAACTTGTACGCTACGCATGACCATACAATAGAAGAAACTAACTTTTATGGGGTTGGGGATAACTGGGCAAGACTTTCTCCGGGTAACTATAAATTAACTGGAAGAATAGGTGAAACTGGAATTAAACCTCTTTACAATAAAGGACATATTGCACCTGAAAAAATAGTAGATGAAGAAACTGGTGATATTAATTATATAGAGGATGGAGACATAGTTGATTTGGTTATAGGTGGGGATTGGTTAATTGCCGATAACAGCCTTTGCAGCTTTGATAAAGGCTTCAACTCTAATCATATAGATGGTCCAAGATGGGAAAATTATTTTAAACCAAAAGAAATAGATGATTTAGCATTATTAGAAAATCCAAATTCTGTTGAAAGATATATAAGAGATAATACTGAATGGAAAACAAAAAAGAATTCAAATAATAATTTTTACACAGCTTGGGAAGATTATAATATGGATATTGAGTTTAATTTATTTAAAAATGAAAAAACTTATAAACATAAATTATATGATTTTAATGTTGAAAAAGAAAGTGAATACCTTAGACAATTTGATGACGGCGTTATAGAAGATGAACAGGGTAGACCACTAGAATTATTAGAAACTGTTACTCATGGTATTAAATTAGGGGAATTTGATATTGACGGAGAAGCTGTTTGTGCTGTTAAAGAAAAGAAATTTTATGTTACTATCGGTACTTTGCCAATATACGGAATCGACCAACAAGCATTTTTTGATTTATCGATTGGAAGTTATGAACATAATTATAGAACAAGAGATTTCGATCAATTAGTAGATGCCGACCCGGTTAATTTACAAACTAAAACTTTTGAGACTATTGAAGTCGAAATGGAAGTTACTGAATTAGAATCTCATAACTTAACAGAGGAAACTAATGATAGTCTTGAAGCGGTTACACAAACAATAGATGCTGGGAATGACCTTTATGATAGAATAGAGTTATTTACGGAGATAGGAGATTTTAATATTGGAAAAGATATTTTTTATCCTTCTCTTAATAATACAGCACCTGCATCTATTGGGTGGTTAAAACCAGTCGAAGATAATTTAGATTTTACAATGATGTGGAATTTAGTTCCTAATCAAGTTGAATATTGTTATGATGAATTTATTAATTGGAATCTTGGGGATACAGGATATGAAGTTGGTTGTGCTTATATAGATGGAACTCCTTATCACGAAGAAGTAAAAGCTGAAATATATAGAGCTAAATGGACATATCTTGATGATAAAGATTCAAGCCATAGTAAATATGAATCTTTTGATTTTACTGTTTATCCAATTATGGAAGCAGATTTCACAAAAGAAGACGAAGACGGGATTATTAAAAGTGCTGTAGATTTAAATGAAAATATTATGGACCATATTGCACATTCTACTGTAGATACAGAAGAATATAGTAAAGATGAGCATAAGTTAAAAATAGGCGATTTTAATATTAACGATACTGTTTTATATGCTTCAAATCATATAAAACCAGTTTATATTGGATATGACAATATGTTTACTGATGACTATCACTTTGGAATAGGATTTAATATAAATCCTTATTTTGAATTATATACTTATAATACTTTTGTTGAGTGGAAAGTAGGAGATGAAAGGAATATAGGAACTATTGATGAAGATAACCAAAGTATTTTAATCGGCTCACTTGGATATAGTGAATATGTTAAAGCAGATATGTTTAGACAAACTTGGAATGAAGTAGGAACAGGAACTTATGATAAATTTGAGAAAGTAAATTTTACACCTTATTTTACTGCTAATGATAGCATTACAGAAGATGAGGATGGGCTTAATAAAACAGCAGATGATTCATCTTTAACAATAATCAATTCACATAATTTTGGTTTTGATAACTTTGAAAAGGATATGCCGGTATTTAGAATTGGTGATTTTAATATTAATGGTAAAGGTTCATATGAAACAGGAAATACCAGAAATGTATTGATTGGGTATTATCTTAATTATCAAGAAGAATATAATAATATAATTTCTTGGAATGTTAATCATTTGAAAAACAATTATAGTTATAATACTTATTCTAATTGGAATATTAATGAAAAAGAACAATTGGATATAGGTAGTGATATTTATATTGACGGATATGCATATCACAAAGAAGTAAATGCTGATGTATATAGAGGGCAGTGGAATTGGAGATATGATGATATATCAAAAGATTCTCGAGAAGATTATGAATATATTATAAATTCAGAAGTTAAAAGTATCTCTTCAAAATGGAACACAGAAGAGAAAAGTATTCAGGATGTTATTCTGGGTTTAACAACTAAGGAAGAAGCTGATTTTGGTGGAGATTATGTTTATAAAACAAACCAAAAAGTACAATTTATAATTGGTGAATTTAATATAGAATATACAGAAGTTTATGGAGAAACAGTTCCTTCGTTTATTGGATATGAAATCTCTTATAGTGATGTATTTGGTTTTACTGAAATAAGAAATATGAATCCTACAAAACAAGAATATTGTTATAATACTTATGTAGAATGGAATATTGGAGAAGAAGACTTAATTATAGGCTGCAATTATATTAATGGGGCTGGTTACAGTGAAATGGTTAAAGCCGACGCATATCGAGCTAGATGGAATTGGCAAGTTGGAGAGCAAGATTTTAACAAATTTGAAAATATTATATTTACACAGGAAAATAATATTATAGAGGAATTTGGAGAAATTGAAGTTAAAGATTTAGTACAAGAAGAAAAATTATTAAATGATAGTATAATTGATAATTTTCATAATATTAAAATTGGGGATACAGATTTAGAAATAGGCGGAGAAGTAGAGTCAGACGATAGAAGTCACGGAACTATTAATTTTATGATTGGTTTCGAATATATGTTAAGTGAAAGTGCAAATACTAAAGAAACAATTAATTTATGTAAAGAAGAAGACTATACTCAGAATAAATTTCTGGAAGTTTATATTGGAAATTCTGATGATAAAGACGACTGTATGGTTATTGGTAGGGACATTATTGGTGGTTATATGGGCGAAACATTTTCCGCTTCAGCAGAGTTATACAGGGTTGATTGGAACTTCCACGAGAATGATGAAAGACATAATTCTTTTGACCATTTTACTTGTGGAGTATATAGATGGGATGAAGATGAAGAAGAATGGGTATATCTTGAGGACAATAATATAGAAGCAGCTAGTTAATATTACTTCATTTATCACTTTAAGTATAAGTATAAATATAAATATAAACAAAAGGAGAAGCAAATGGATTTAAGAGATAACGTAGAAATGAAAGGTCATTTCCTAGTTAAAGCATTCAAAAAAGACGGTAGTGTAGAAATATATGAGGATAAAAACTTAATTATGGATTCAGCAAGAAGTAATATGGCTGAATTAGTTGGTGGATGGACTGCAGGAGTTCCTATTGATAAATTTGTTTTGGGTAACAAAGGGCATAATGGTTCAGACATTTTAGATTATAAGAAAGTTGGGGAAAATAACGAATTTTTATCAAGTAATACAATGTTATTTGCTGAAGATTCAGATAATGATGACCCCGATGGAGACGGAGAAGAAGACGGTTCAAATGGTAAAGCAAACTTTACTTATGGAATTAACTTTAATGTTCAAAGTAAAGATGCAGTTAAAGTTGATGAAGAAACTACTGCTGAAGTAAAAGGCGAAAGAGTAAAAGAAACTAAAAAATGTACTGTTAAAAGAGCAATCGCTGATAGAACTTGTACTTTTACAATTACTATTCCTGATGAATGTGGCAATAGAGCTGGAGAAGGTGAAGTTGTTGCATATACAGAAGCAGCACTATACGCTGGAGAAGATATATTCTCTATGAAAACATTTCCTGCGAGGGTAAAAGAAGATACCGTTAAGTTTGAAATTACTTGGGCAATAATTTTCTAATTGTTAAGAATAATATAAATATAATAAACTATAAAAGGAGTTTATTATTAAAGAACTTAGTAAAGAAGAAATCCGAGACCTACCATTAAAAGAACGACAAAAATATAAAAGAGAATATAAGAAGTTTTTACTTTATTCTAACGAGGTATTACAATTATCTCCGTTAGAATATATTGATTTTATAGAATCTACATTAGGAGAAAGATCTTTATATAAAAATAAACAAGTTCAAAACTTCCTTATAAAAAACTATATAGATACACAAATAGCTGACTCTTATAAAGAAGCTATATTTATAATAAAAAATCAAATAACAGAAAAACCTTTATGTAAGCAATGCAACAAAGTAAAGTGTAAATTCAAAAAAGAAGAGAATAGATATGTTGATACTTGTTCAGTAGAATGTTCTAATAAATTTCATATAGAAGGAAAAATAGAAGGAAATAAGAAACATTTCCTAAATAAAAAACTGCCTTTACTACTAAAATTAAATAATGTTAGTTTAATAAATGAGTTCAAAAATTGTTCTGAAAGCCAAAAGTTTAAATGCAATAAATGCGGGCATATTTGGGAAAGAGCAAATATTTTTAATGGAATTATATGCAGAAAATGTGTTCCTAAAATTAAAGGTTATTCTTTACAAGAAAAGGAAGTTTTAGAATTTATAACATCCTTATATACTGGAAAAGTTTTAGAAAATGATAGAAGTTTAGGTATAGAATTGGATATATACATTCCTGATTTAGGCATAGCTATAGAATATAACGGTCTATATGGACATTCTTCTTTGTTTAAGGATAAAAAATATCATTTTAATAAAACTGAGATTTGTGAAAATAATAATATTCAACTAATTCATATATTTGAAAATGAATGGATTCTCAAAAAAGAAATAGTTAAAAGTATTTTAAAATCAAAACTTGGATTAAATACTAATAGATTTTTTGCAAGAAAATGTACTATAAAAGAAGTTTCTAGTAAGGAATCAAATAAATTTCTTGAAGATAATCATATACAAGGAAAGGATAATGCTCCACATAGATATGGATTATATTTTAATAATAATCTTATACAATTAATAACTTTTAAAAGATCTCATAGAAGTAAAGCTAAATATTTGGAACTGAAAAGAAGTTGTTCTATTTTAAATACAACTGTAGTAGGAGGTTTTAACAAGTTACTTAAATATGCTAAAAACATTTTTAAAGAAGACATTATTACTTTTGCTGATAGAAGGTTTTCCTCAAAAAATAATGTTTATAGTAAAATAGGAAACTTAATTGACATTATAAAACCTAATCATTTTTATATTGAAAACTTAAATTTAGCTTCTAGAGAAAAATACCAGAAACATAAATTACCGAATATTTTAGAAAAATTTGATATTTCTTTAACCGCCATTGAAAATTGTCATAATAACAATATTTATGAGATTTATGACTCAGGTAATCTAAAATATATTTTATAAATATTATTGAAATAAACAAAAAGGAGATTAAAATGGATTTACAAAATTTAATAGAAAAATTATACGCTGGATATAGTAATTATGAAACTTCTAACAAAAAAGTTATAGAAAAGATTATTACAGCTACTAAATCAGCTAAAAGCGGTGTTACTAAAGCAAAAATTGAAGAAATTGTTAAAGACAACAATTTAGCAGCTAAATATAGTACTAAATAATGTTTAATATTGGTATTATAACTGATAAAATAGTTGAAGTTATTGAAATAGTATCAGAGGACTAACATATTGGAAACTATTGGAAAAGTTTTTATTAGATTTTTTGATTTAATAGAAATATGTTGCACATTAATGTATAAATTAATATTTAGTGCAATGAGATTTTGTTTTAAATTAATTTATGGGGCTATGAATTTTCTAACTTCATTAATTACTAATCAACAAAAACTAATTTCCAAATTAAGTGACGATATAGGTTCTATGGGTGATAGAATTGATTCGATGGGTAATAAAATTATTATTACTGAAAATATGATTAAAGAAATAATTAATCAAAATAAAGTAAAATAGAATAATGTTTGTAATAGGTGATAATCAATTAATAGGTTTTATACGAAAAATATATGAATATATTTTTATGAATATCACTATTACTTTATATTTAATCATTACTGTATTACTATTTTACAGTATGAATTCATCATTATCTCCGCCTTATTGTAAAGATAATGATTAAATATAAAGTAAATCAAAGAAAAGTATAAATAAATAAAAAAGGAGAATTAAAATGGTATATGATGATATAGAATGGTTTGCCAATGGAGAGCGAGCAAATGAGGAAACTTTAAATAGACCTTTAAAACAATTGGTAAATAAAATTGACAAAACTCAATTAGACTTAAGAAAAACAGTAACCAAATATTTAGAAGTAACTGATACAGTTAAAACAACAGATGCAGATGGTAAAGATGGTCTTGGTACAGTTGTTATTGAGGGATCAGTAGATATTACTAAACATATTGTAATAAGCCAAACTGCTACAATTGAAGATAATATTAATTTTAATAGTACAATTATTACTAAAGATAATAATGATGTGGCTGGCGCTGGCTCAATAGCAATTGACGGTACTGTAATAATTTCTAAAGCACTTGGTGTTTCTGGTGATGTTGAGATGGCAAGTAATATTTCTGTTGGTATGGATGCTGAATTTAAAGGTGATGTAAAAACTTCAGGAAAAATAATTACTGTTGATGCTGATGGTGTTGAGGGTTCAGATACTTTAGAAATTAAAGGTAATGTTGATATTTCAGAAAATTTACTTGTTAATAAAGAAATTACTATTAATGGCAATAAAATCAATTCTGTCGATAATGAAAATGGTGTAATAGGTGATAGTACAATTGAAATAGTAGGTGGATTAAATATAACAAAAAATCTTACTCTTAAAAATACTATTAAAGCGTTAAACGAAGATAACAAATTAACATTAGATAATCATGTAGTTATAACTAAATCTCTTGAAGTTTTAGGTGATATAGTAAAAATGAATTCTAATGTTATAGAAATGTCTGATAATATTATTCTTTTAAACGCAGATCAAGACTCAGAAGCTCAACCAAACGAAAATGTTGGGTTTGAAGTAAATAGGGGTTCAGAAGAGAATGTGCAACTTAGATGGAATGAAACAGCATCTAAATGGGAAATTACAGTAGACGGGGTTGAATATTATCCACTTTTAACCAAAAAAGATTTCCATTTTGAATATAAAGAACATGATATCGAAGCTGAAGAAGATCAATATAAAATTGATTTAACTTATATACCTGGTCAAATACAAATATTTGTAGAGGGGATTAAATTAAAAAATAGCACTTATGAAGCGACTGATGGGGAAACTATCTTTTTAGAAAATAAATTATCAGAAGGTGACTGGGTAAATATAGTTACTTGGTAATAAATTAAGCACTATTTTAATAATATATATTTTATAAATAATAATAAGATTAGGAAATTTTCTTAGTTGGTTTAAAATTGAGATATATATTATCGTGAGAAATATTAAAATAAGTCTCGACAAAAGGAGGAAAATATGGGATATTCAAGAAAACCCAATTATCATTTTAAAAGTAAAGATGAAACTGGTATAGATAAAGTTCCAGAAGGAAGAATTGTTGTAATCGAAGATTATGAAAACGGAATTTCAAAAACATTTGTGAAACCCGCATTAACTTTAGAACAAATTCAATATTTGGAAGAAAAAAATATAGCATTATCAGAAATGACAATGCAAACTTTTGCTGAAGTAGCTAAAGTAGAAGAAAAAGAAGCTCTTAGTAGAGAAAGTCTTTTGGCTTATATTAATAGTGGAGCATTACAATTAACAGCAAAAACTCAATTCCTTGGGATTAAAAGATCAGAAGATAGAAATTCTTTAGAAGTTCATGTTTTTGATGAAGATGAAGGCAAATCGGAAATTGCTGGTTTTGAAGATACTGATATTGAAGTAAATCCAGACGATTATTTATATTGGATAATTGAAAAAGATATACATTTTAACATAAATGCTAAAGGTAACTTGTTACTTAGCAAACATAAATAAAAGAAACAAAGGAGAAATTTAATTATGATGAAAATTAATTTAGGGAACATTAAAATTGTTCAAAAGGGTGATTATTCAGCGGCAACAGAATATGTAATAGATGATTATGTATTTTATGAAGGAGATACATTTATATCAAAAACAGGTACAGTAGATAAACCAAACAAAGATAATCAACCAAAAACAGATGGTGTTATTGATGGTGATAACTGGACTTATATGGCAAAAGGTGCTCAATCAGTTAATACTTCAGATTGGTCCCCAGGAGATACAGTAGGAACTTGGTTGGTTAATAGTAAATTAAAAGATAGAGGTATATATAGAAATGACCTTGTTGAAACAGGGACTGTTGATAGTGCCCCTATCGCAGATGGTTCAGCATTACAAGCATATTCCGGATTTACTACAGACAACTACTTGGAATTAGAAACTACTAACGGTAGACAATTTAGTAATAGAAACTGGTCTTTACTAGGATGGGTAAAAATTGGAGATTATGACTATGACCAAACAATGTTTGAATGGGCAAAAGTTAATGAAGACGATTCATCAAAAAGAGATGGAGATTGGATTAAAGCATCTTTAGACGCCGATAATGTTTTCCATTTTAAAGTTTATAGTCATAGAACAGATGAGACTTATGATTTAACTACGGATGTTGAAAAAGCTGATATGCTTGACAAATGGATGATGATTGCTGTTATAAGAGATGGAGCGTCATTAGCGATGGTCGATGCTTCTTCAGGTACAAAAATAGTTGAAGTTGAGGTTTCAGAAAGTTTTAAATTAGAAAATCCAGATGCTACAATGAGTATTGGTGTTGATGCAGAAAAACACTTGCCTTTTAAAACGGGCGGAATGAGTTTAATTAGAATTACAGATTTTGCTTTACTTGGAACTCAATTAACTCATATTTTTGATGAGGAAATGGGGTATGTTTATAAAGGGGCTCAGTTCTCGATTGCACAAAATACAGGTCAACTTTATATCAATAAAGATTTAATTAATAAAATAGATGCCGATAATAAGATTAAATTAATTCAACATTCTCGTCCTATGACTATTACTTATAATGATGATAGTACTATTAAAGAGTACACAGAAGGTTCATTATATGTACACGATATTGTAAGAAATGATGACGGTGATATTACTGAACTAATTGAAGAAACTGATATTAGTAAACAAAAAGTAACTACTAGCTATGACGATGACGGTAAAGTTACTGAAGTTGCAATAAAAAATTTACTAGCGTAAGTTAAAAATAGGAGGAATTAAAAATGGATATTATAGCATATACAATGGCAAAGAGAAATGAGAAAATAATAGCAGGATTTAAAGAAAACTTTATAGCCCCTGCAGAAGAATTTGCAGGAAACGGTAACGAAGTTAGTTTTACTAAATCGTTTGATAAAGACACTTTAGTGGTAATGTTAAACGGTAAAGTTGTAGATTCTAAAGATTACACAGCAGATGCTAAAACTGGTAAGATTACTTTTAAAACTGCTCCGGCAAGTGGGGCAGTTGTTTCAGTAAGATCCGATTATCAAGAAAAACTTATTTCTGAAGATAAATTTGGCACTATTGACGATTTTACTGCAGCTTTCGCTGGGTAATTTCAAAATAATATGTAGTCATATGACTACATATAAATAAATAAAAAGGAGAATTAATATGGCAAAAAGTATATTAACACAAATAGGAGAAGCGGTAAAAACTAAAACCGATAAAGTTGTTAAGGATGCAGCGGCAGTTTCAAAAGAATTAACCAAAACAGTAAATGGTTTTGATGAAAGAATTTCTACAACAGAAACTAAATTAGAAAAAAGTGCGAGTTTTTTAAATGGTGGGTCTAAAAAAACCAATGGTGCTTGTTCTGGTAAATGTGGAGCTTCTTATAGTTCACTTGACATAAAATTACCGGAATTAATGTCCAATATAACTGGTACAATTACAGTAAATGATGGTACAACAAATTGGTGTGGTGGAAGTGGCGGAAAATCTTGTACCTGGACTGTTCCAAGTGGTGTTTCTATAGCTGAATTTCAGATTTGGGGTGCAGGCGGGAACGGAACAGGATATGCAACTTGTTGTGGATTTGGGCGAAACGGTGCTGACGGTGCATATCTTTATACAAAAGTAAAAGTGAAACCTGGTGATCAATATATTCTTTGTGCTGGTGGTGCTTGTCAAAGTGGTGCTTGTCCTGGTGCATATGCTTGTCATGGTTGCACATCGTTTGTTTGTAGATGTGAAGGAGGAAAATGTTTTAGAGCTGTCGCTTGTGGTGGAAGTGCTTGTTCTTGTGCAGGATTTAGACATATATATACAGGTGATCAATGTGATTGTGATTATGGATATTCTTACACTGTCGCACATAGAGACGGGTTTGCGGATGACAATTTTGGTAATTTTTGTGTTTGTTTATCGGAAAATGAAAATTTAATAGATGTTGCAGGCGTTAAAGCAAGAAGAGGTATCTCAACAAGTAGTTGTCATCAAAATAGATTTGCTATATCTGCTGTTCATGTTCATAATGATCACACTTTATCAGCATGCTGTTGTCATGCTGTTGTTTCTGGTGGTGGTTGTTGTTTCTATAATATAGATAGAGGTCCAGGTAGAGGTGGCTGGGGAGGCGGGAACGGTTCTTGTTGTAACGGTAATGGATATGGTGCTTATGGTAATACTGGGCAAGTTTTAGTAAGATACAAATAAGGAGAAATAAGATGATTGAAATTGAAATTGAAATAAAAAATCAAAAAATCAAAAGAAAAGTACCAAAAGTACTTTTCACAAGATTGGATGATACAACAGGTGCTATTTTATATGCTAGCGATAAAGAAGAAACATTTAAAGAAGATCCTAGTTTTCTGTACAAATATGGTAAAATTGAGACAAAAGGAAATGAATTATTAGTTGCATATTTGTGGGAACAATATAATGATATGGAAATTGCAGATAATGATGATATTGATGATGCATCTTTATATAAAGTTTTTAATAATCATAACTTTATAATTGATGAAGAAAATAATTTAATATTAGAAGAAGTAAAAGAAGATGATTTATCTAATATTAAAAATATACAAAAAATGGTAACACAAAATAAAAAAATTAATCCAGAATTAACAGAGGCTTTAATAGCTGTTTTAGACAAAATAGAAGTATAGATTTTAAGTAAAAGTTATGTTATAATAATTTTACAACATAAGATATAAATAAACATAAAGGGAGCCTTGCTCCTTTTACACAAAGGAAATCAATGTCAAACAAGACAGAAAATCAAACAAAAAAGTCAATATTTATCAATGGTGGTGCCGGTAGAGTACTAGCTTCAATTCCTGCTTTGGAAAAACTTGCTGTAAAAGGTGAAGATTTTATTATCGTTGCTGAAGGTTCAGATGATTTTTTCAAAAATAACAAATTACTTCATAAAAGAACTTATCATACAAATCATAAAGATTTATTTAAGGACTTTATAAAAGATTCTGTAATAGTTCCAGTTGAACCTTATAGGAATAAAAAATATTATAATCAGGAATGTAATATTGCACAAGGTTTCGATATAGAAATTAATGGAGATATGTCAGATAATTATGAAGATTATAGAGCACAAGTTTCTTTAACTAGAAGTGAAATTTCTAAAGGTCAAATGATTGTTAATGATATTAAACAGCAATCAGGAAAATCTAATATGGTAGTTTTCCAACCGTTTGGTTCAGGAGTTGTTAATGAAAATGGTAAAATATTTGACCCTAGTGGAAGAAGTATTACTTATGAAGCAGCAATTGACATTATTAGAGAGTTAAGTAAGCATTCAGTTGTAATGGTGATGGCAAATATAGATATTCAAACTCCTTCTGACGTAAAAGTGGGAACTATAAATGTTTCATTAAGAGAATGGGCATCAGTAATTAAACAAGCAGACCATTTTGTGGGGTGTGATAGTGTTGGACAACATATTGCTTTTGGTTTAAATAAACCTTGTACTGTTATTTTTGGTAGCACATTTCCAGAAAATGTTGGATATCCAGGAGCAAAAAATTACAATACTATTGATTTAGGTAAAGATACAAGAGAATACAGCCCTATTAGAATTTCACAAGATGAAAGAGTGGAAATGAATAATGAAGAATGTTTTAATATACAAGAATCTGATATAATTAGTATTTCTAATTATGTTAAAGGAACAATGAATACAGAACCAGTGCAAGTAGAAGAGAAAAAATCTTGCAGTTCAGGAAAATGTTGTAGTAAATAGCTACAACATTAAGAAATCTTAAGTAGAATTATAATATAATACATTAATAGAAAAAATAAGGATAAAAATGAATAAAACAGGATATATCGCAGGTATAGCAAGAGGTCATAATGGTGGAGTTTGTTTACTAAAAGATGGAGAAGTTGTTTTTAGTATAGAAGAAGAACGATTATCAAGAAAAAAATATGATGGTGGACCTTATGCTTCTATAGTTAAAATTTTAGATTATACGGATAAATTAGATTATTTGGTGATTTCTCATACACAAGAAGATGATTCAAGAACTGATTTTTCAGGAGATACTGTTTATAAAGCTCTTATAAGAAAATTAAGACTTATAGATGAAAAAGATATAGATAAAAAAGTAATTGAGGTTCATGAAAATCATCATGAACAGCATGCAGCAGTAGCTTTTTATAGAAGTGGTTTTGAAAAAGCAGTTTCATTAATCGTTGATGGAGCCGGAACATTTTTATCAATGGGCCAAGAAACCGTATGGGAAACAGAATCAATATTTGAGTGTGCTTATCCAGCAGAGTTTAAGAAAATTTATACTCATATTGGTGGAAGAGGACCGTTTGGTAGTGCCAGATTTACCGATAATAAAGGTTGTGAAACAGTTATAAATGAAAGTGCAGGTATTGTAAAAGCTTATGAAGCTGTTACCCAATATTGTGGATGGCAACCTATAGAAGCAGGTAAAACAATGGGACTTTTTCCTTATGGAAAAGAGAACTTAAAAATTCCAAAAATTTATCATAATGAAGATGGATTAGCCGCTTGGACAAGTACAAATAGAAATTTAATTATTCCTACATATCCAAATGGTGCTTTAGTAAATGCAAATAAATATAAAGAATTAGAAGGTCCTTTTGAAGAAGTTGAAGATGTTACATTACTTCAAAATAGACGAGATATGGCTTATGCTGTTCAAACACAATCTCAACAACAAGTTCTTGATTTAATTAGAAAAGCGGTTAAAATGTCAGGAAATAAAAATGTTGTTATTTCAGGTGGATATGGATTAAATTGTGTTGCTAATTACTGGTATTTAGGACAATTAAAAGATGAAGGTATTAACTTATATGTTGAACCAATTTCAAATGATGCTGGAACTGCCATTGGTGCTGCTATGGCACAATATCATAAAGTAACTAATGATTCAACCGTAAGAAAAAGAAGTGATACTTTATATTTCGGTTTTGAATATAATTATTCAGATGAAGATATTGCAAATGCAGTAGCGAAAGTACAAAATGCTGAAATTATTAACACTAATGCAACTTATGCAGATGCAGTTAAAATTATGAGAGATAAAAATATTGTTGCTATGTTCCAGGGTAAATCAGAAAATGGACCAAGAGCATTAGGAAACAGAAGTTTAATGTTTGACCCAACTTTTAAAGATGGTAAAGATTATGTAAATCTTATTAAAAATAGAGAATATTTTAGACCGTTTGCAGCATCTGTACTTAAAGAAGACACGAAAGATTGGTTCGATTTAAGAGGAATGGAAAGCTCACCTCATATGATGTATGCTGTTAATTGTCAACCAGGCGTAGAAGAAAAAATTCCAAGCGTAATTCATATTGATGGAACTTGTAGAATTCAGACAGTTACAAAAGACCAAAATGAGCATTATCATAATCTGATAACAGAGTTTAAAAATCAAACTGGTGTTCCTTTAGTATTTAATACATCTTTTAACTTAGGTGGTGACCCACTTGTTGAAACAATAGATGATGCATTATATACATTAGAGAAATCAAAATTAGAGTATCTTTACTTACCAGAATATAAAATAATTATTAAAGTTTCCAACTAGGGAACTTTATGAAAGTTCCAAATAAATAAAAACATTGTCTTAGATTACATAAAGAGTTAGATTTTAAAGAAATAGAATATGAACTTGATGACGCCGATAGCTTAAAAAGCTAATCTTAATATATGTTAAAACTAATTAACTATTGTATAATAATCATACTTTAGATTAACTCCTACAGTTATAATATCATCTTCTGAATTGGTATTATAACTTAAATCATCTATACTTTCAATCATCATTCCGTGAAATTCTAATTTAAGTACCTTATGTGTATTGTCATCTTGAATCTCTAGAAACCCTATTTTCTCAACTTGTTTACCAATACCTTGATCAGGACTTCTCATTTTATCTTGTAAAGTACTTACTATTTCCTTCCAGATTTTTAATTCTTCGTCCATAATAATATTAATACTTAAATCATTATAATTTAGAGTATCTCCTTGTAAATTACCTAAAACAGATTGTCGGGCTACTTGAATATGTGAAAAACTCATGCCAGGTAAAGCGACTTCTTGAATTCCGTAAGTTGTATTATCTCCGAAAAGATTAGTTTGAAAAGTAAAATTGCTATTATGCGTGAAGTTTCTATTAGACATATTATCTCCTTTTGTAATTATTTATATATATTAAGTATTTTTTAAGTATAATGTAATAAGAAAAGAAAATAAAGGATAATAGCCAATGACTAAAAAGAAAAAAGTCTCTATTCGGGAATTTGTTTCAGAACCAGGACTAAAATTTCAATTATATTTTTTAAAGTATAGCAATCAATTAAAAACTATTGAAGAAAAAACAGAAGAGGAAATTAGGGCAAAATGGGATTACGATTCGCAGAAGAAAATCAATCGTTTTAGAAAAGATGCAACTAAAGTTCAGTTTCAAAACGATATAGCACAGGAAGCAATTAGGTATAATATAGAATATGTCCAAAATTTGGAAGCACCAATAAAAGCTTCACAAGTACTTAAAGCATTTGAAATAAAGAGAGCTGATTATATTATGTCTTTAGAAGAACGAATAGAAGAAAATAGCACAGCAACTTTAGTTACAGACAAACAACTATTAGAATATGCTAAAACTGTTGAATTAACAGCCGAAGTGTCTAAAGAAAAATTTGGCCAAATGCTTTTATTAATAATAAAAAACTTAGCAACAATGCCTAGTTTTAGTGGATATTCTGATAACTGGAAAACAGACTTTTTTAGTAATGCGATTGAAAAAACTCTATTGTATTTAGATAATTTTGATGAAGAACTTTTAAGTAAACGAACCGGCGGTAAAAGTAATGCTTTTGCTTATATAACTCAAATTTGTTTTAATGCCTTTGTTAATATAATTAATATCAGAAAAAAGGAAGATGAATTTCTAAAACATACTATCTCTTTAGAATCAGTAAACTTAGACGGGGTTAAACATTATAATAATGATAATAAAATAGAAGAAGAAGAAATTATTCCTATAAACGAATATTCTGTTAAAATAAAATCTAATGGAACTTTAAAAGATATTGAGGAAGCAATTGAAAAGGGCGTAAAATATATAGAAGATTCTAATGAAATTTTAAAGTCAAATAACGCTAATATTTCAGAGATTAAATATATTAAAAAGACTACCCCTGAAGAAGAAAAGACAAGTAGTTATGAAGATTATATTAGGGATATGGAAGAAAAGATTGTGCCCATTTTAGAAAACTCAAAGATAGATACTTTAAGAATTATTAAACCTTCTACTTTAATGTTAGGCAATTTTACTTTTCCTTCTAAAGAAACTCTAAAAGGTTTACATCTTATTATAACTGAAGAAACCCAAAAAGTCAAGAAAAAAGAACAAGAACCCGAAAAAGCTCTAGAAGAAATTAGTGAAGTTGAAGAATTTGATAAGGAGTGGTAATGCAGGAAATAACTAGAGAGATTAACGGCAAACTAATAGTAATAGGGGATATGCACTTTGGTATTAAAAGATTTAATATAGAAACACTTAAGGACCAATTAAGTTTATTAGATAAGCAGATATTTCCCTATATGAAAGAGCATAATATAACTGAAATATTTCAATTAGGTGATTTGTTTGATAATAGAACAACTACAGATATTAATTTTATCCACGAATTAAGAATAAGATTTTTTGATAAAATAAAAGAAAAGAATCTTATTTTACATTCTTTAGTAGGAAATCATGATATTTTTCATCGTGAATCTAGAGAAGTAACCCTAGTGAAATTCTTTAGAGATCTTTATCCTGATAATTTTATTCTATATGAGAACAGAACCTATATTAATATTAATAAAAATAAAACTTATGTCGTACCATGGATAACAAAGGATGAAGATTTTACTTATGATGAAATTAAAGATTGCCATAATGTTTTAGGACACTTTGAAATTAGGCACTTTGCCTTAGTAAAAGGTCATATGGACGAAACATCTAAATTGACAACTGAATTTTTTACAGGTAATACTAAAGTTAAAAATGTTTTTAGCGGTCACTTTCATTTAAAGGACACAAAGAAATTAGTTAAATATTTGGGCACACCTTGGCAAAATAATTTTAGTGATTATGATGAAGAGAAAGGTTTCTATGTTTGGGATGAAGATGATTATTTGGAATTCTTTGAAAATACCTCTAGTAAGAAATACATTAAAGTAAAATATAATGACGAACAAAATACAGATAGAAATATTGAAGTATCAGGTCTTTTTAAGCATAGAAAGCTTTTAACGGATGAAGAATACAAAGAGCTATTACCTAGTTTAGAAAAGCATGAGATAAAGTTTTTTATCAATAAAGCAAAAGATAGACATTTTGATGAAATACTTTATACTATGAAAGAAGCAGGAGTTAATTCAACAGTAATAAACAACGAAGAACTTTCTGAGATAATCGGAACTGATTATATAGAAGATTCAGAGGTTGAGTTAGATACTTCAGATACTAGAACTTTAATTACAGAAGCAGTAAAATCAAATAAAGAAGAGTTAATACCATTATTAATAGACATATTTAATGATATTGATAGAACAGTTAATAAGGATTTATAATGAATATAGAAATTAAAATTATAAAGTGGAAAAACTTTCTAAGTTATGGAGATGAGTATACTACCATAAATATAGAAAATGGTATGGACTTATCAATAGGTTTAAATGGGACGGGCAAATCGACAATGGTTGATGTTTTATTTTTTAATCTTTTTGGTAAGCCTTTTAGAAAAATAAAGACAGGTTCTTTAATAAATAGAATTATCAAAAAAAGATTAGAAACAGAAGTTATATTTAATATCGACGATTTAAGTTATAAAGTCTTGAGAGGACAAAAACCAGCTAAATTTGAAATCTATAAAAAAGAAGGGCAAAGTTGGGAACTCATAGAACAACGAGCAGCCACAAAAGACTACCAAAAATTCTTGGAAGAAGAAATTTTATGTATCAACGAAACTATTTTTAGGCAACTAGTCGCTATATCGTCTAATTTACCAAGTTCTAAGCCTTTTATGGAATTGTCTCAAAGTGAGAAAGAATCTTTATTTCAGGTACTTACAGATACCAGTATATTTGGGCATCTTAAATCCGCCATTAAAGTTAGAACATCAGATATAAAGCAAGAATTAAAAGAACTAGAATACAAACGAGATATTTTAAAATCTTCTATTGATAGTGAAAAGTTGATGATAGAGCAAGCGGAGAAACAAAATGACGATTTTAAGGCTCATCACGAGGAAAATTTAAAAGTAACTAAAGAAAATATAGCAAATACAACTGAAACAATTCAGAAGTATAAGGACGCTTTAGAAAAACTTAAGGTTCTAAAAGTAGAATATGATGAACTACAAGCAGATATTAGTAATTTAACTATCAACTTGGACAAAAAACGAAGCGAAAATGCTAGAAAAATACAGAAAATCCAAGAGAAAAATATGAAAAAATATCAGGAGTTAATCTCAGAATGTACTATATCTGAAAATGATATTCTTTATCTACAAACTAAAGAAACACAAATACAAGAAATTAAACAAAAAAATCAAACTTTAGCTTCTGAAAAAATGGATTTAGACAACAAAGTTAAAATAATAGAAGCAGCAGAAAAAAACTCTATAGTTTGCGTATCTTGCAAAACCACGAATTATTTAACTGAAATTTGTGATAACGAAGTACATAAAAAAGAAGAATATCTATCTTTGATAAAAGACATTAAAACAAAAATTAATCTTAATACTTCTTTAGTTAAGAAATTGGAAATTGCTTTAAAAGAATATAAGACAACTGTACAAGAAAGTATACAAATTAATAAAAATAGTATAGATGCCAAAAAACAATTATTAGACGAAGATGTTATCAAACAAACCCAGGTTTTACAAGAAACACTTGTGCCGTTAGAAAAAGAGATTCAAGTCATCAAAACTAACGCAGATAAATTAAAAGAGAAATTACTTAATGGGAAAAGGGTAAAAGAAACTCTTACAGAACAGGAAAATAATTTAGCATATTATAAAAATAAATTATTAGAATTACAAAGTATAAAAGCTATAATAATAAATTATGACTCTTATAAGGAAAAACAAGCTTTAATGAAAGCTTTACTAATAAACCTTAAAAAGTCATTAAAAATTAAAGATGATTTGTTATATCTAGATACAATTATAGACGGAAATAACTTGAAAGGTGCTGTTATTAAAAAACAAATACCTTTTTTAAATAAAGGGATTAATCACTTCTTAGAATTATTTAGCTTATTAGAATATAGTTTTATTATAGATGAAAACTTTAAAGAAAGATTAATTAATAGAAACGACGATAGTGAATTCAACTCTTTAAGTAATGGCCAAAAAAGTAGGATTTCCTTTAGTATTATGTTTAGTTTCTTAAAATTAATTGAAGAACGAAACGGAGTAAAAACTAATTTACTTGTTCTGGATGAGATATTGGATAGCTCAGTAGATGCATCAGGTAGGGAAGAACTTTTAGGGATACTCAAAAGTGAATTTAGTAATACTAAAAATATAATTATTATTTCACACAATCCCGAAATAAAAGAAAAGGTAGAATTATTCGATAGGCTTATACATATAGATATTGATAAATATAGTAAATTAACGGTAGAAGAACTTTAATTAAGTTCCCCTACTGTATAATATAGTAACAGTAAAGGATGTAAATGAACAAAATAGAAAGCGACGCAGTACTTTATCATAAGGCAACGATGTTAATAGAAGATATTTTTAAATTTAAAAAAGAAAGAGCTCAAGATCTCTCTTTCTTGGAAACTATTATAGAATATAGTCATTATACAGATATACCATTACAAGAAATAGGTAATACTATTGCTGATAATAAAGATTTTTCTTCAATATTTAGGAAAACTTTAGCAAAAGATGGGTATTTCAGAATGGAAAACGACTTATTTGATGAAATAGAGATGTTAGACGAGGAGTGGTAGATGAGTATCAGCTTTAAGGATATGTATCAGATGTGCGCTGGCATTTTTACCACTTTTCACAATAAAGAGTCTAATAAACGGAGCTTTGCTGTTAAACATAGTATTAAAAAAATGGAACAAATGTCATATATTTTTCCATCGGCTAAGTTTAAGTTAAAAACCAGAGAAAATTTTATTCTTTCTAATCTTTATGTAAACTTTAAAGAAGGTCCTTCTTCTTTAGTAGGTGCTATTGAAAAACTAACAGACTTAGACGACAAAAAAGTTATTCAGTTTAAAAATGAAATTATTAATTATAGAAAATTTCTTAAAGAGGATATAGACAGAATTAATAGTGAGGAGTCAAAAGTAGATTTGGACTATATGGTCAACGAGTACAGAAATAATAATATTAAATGGTTTACATTTTATTTTTATTTGGAGGCATCAAGTGATCCCAAAGCATCTTTAGAAGAGCTTAGTAAAAGTAGAATTAATAAAATACTAATACAGAAAATAGAGAAATTGTTATTATATGTTTCATTTTCAGAGCAGTCAAGAGAATTAATTAAAAGTTTAATGCTAGAACGAATAGCTATTTAAACTGCTTATAAACAACATTATAGATAAGTTATCTACTCTTAGTGGTACTTGAAAAATATATAATGTGGGACTGCTATCCCACACCTTACGCTCTTATAATTTTAACTATAGGATTAAATCATGACTAAAGAATTCATAAAAGAAAATTATTTAACTAAAGCAGGGAGACTGAAACCTAATCTTAATATAGAGGTGTATAGGATTTATCTTATACTTAATGATTTAGAAGAGCCCAAATGCAAATACTGCAATAAAACACCCAAATTTATTTCTCTATCTAAGGGTTTTAGGGATACATGCTGTAGTAAAAACTGTTTAAGCAAACAAAATAAAGAAAAACAGGCTAAAGCTAAAAGACCAAATAAAGAAAATGCAATAAGAGAATATAAAGAAAAATGTAAAAGATCTGAATATTGGGAAGCCTTAGAAAGTTATATCTCTTTTGGAACTGCCATTAAACATAGATGTAGATTTTGTGGCAATACTGAAAATATAAGCCCTAAAGCAATTACCACATATAGAAAGGGTAAAGGTATAAACTGTAGAATCTGCTCTAAAAGGAAGCACTTAAAAGCAGAACATTTAATATATCTAAAAGAAATTAAAGAGCGTTCTATAGATGTAGTACCTTTAGAATGCATGTTAGGAAGAGATTTAAAGTCTTTACATCTATGTTCTTGCGGAGAGGAATGGAAAATAAAACCGTATGATGTTCTTAGAGGAATTCATTGTTACGAATGCTCTGGAGGATTCCATACAGCTAAGTTTTATATGGGTAAAAAAACTATACTCTACTATATCAAAATAGTAGGATTATGGAAAATAGGGGTTACTTTGTTTAGGGGAGATGTCATTTCATCTCTGAAGCGTAGATTTGGAGCAGATAATTATGAAGTTATATATAGTAAAGTTTATTCAAATGGAGCTGAAGCATATTATCAGGAGCAGGAAATTTTACAAAACAATAGTGCGGTTAAGTACGCTGGCAGCAAAGTTATTAACCATGGTAATACTGAAATATTTTCTGAAGACATTAGAGAAAATATATTAAGTATTTTTATACTATAATTATAGTATAATAAATTAAAAGGAACGAAATGAAATTAGTAGATGAGTCACATTTTATTTGGAGTGAGAAATATAGGCCACAATGTATTGATGATGTAATATTGCCAACAAGTGCAAGAGAGAAATTTAAAAAATATGTAAAAGATGAAAGATTTCCTCATATTTTGTTATCAAGTACAAATCCAGGTCTAGGAAAGTGTTTAGATTATGATGAAGAGTTAGAATTATATGTATCTGAAGAAATGTACGAACTTTTGAAGTAACATTAAGCAGGGCTGTATTATAGAAGAAGCAAAATAAAGGATAATAATGAAAAAGATTAAAATTAAAATAGGCGATTTATTTAAAAAATTAAACATTTCAACCGTAGATAAAGTTGTTGAAAGAAATAGCATATATATTAAAACGCCTTCTGGTGAATTAACAAAAATTAGAGGTTTCATTAAAAAGTCACCCAAAGATATTTACGAATACGAATTTTCTAATGGAATAAGTATTAAATGTTCATCAGAACATTTATTTCAAGAGAACGGTACAACAAAAAAAGCAAAAGATTGTAAAGTTATTGATACTATTAATGAGTCTATAACCAAAACCAATTCAACTTTCATAAAAAAGGATTATGTTTATGATATTAGTATAGATAACCCTCATTTATATATAACACCAAATGGCGTAATACATCATAATACTTCAATAGTTAATTCAATTATTAAAGAAATGGATGCAGATGTTCTGTGGATTAATGGTTCAGGTGATAATGGAATTAATATCATCAGAAATAAAGTTACTGATTTTGTGTCTAGTGTATCGTTAGACGACTCACCTAAATTGGTAGTAATTGATGAAGCAGATGGATTAACTCCAGAAGCACAAAAAATTCTAAGGGGCAAAATAGAGGAATTTTCAAAAGATAGTACATTTATTTTAACTTGTAATTATAAAGAGCAATTAATTGAGCCTTTGAGAAACAGATTTATTCATTTTGATTTTGATAATCTTTATAATCAGAATAAAAAAGATGTGGCAACACAAATATTTGAAAGACTTCAATTTATTCTAGAAAATGAGGGAGTGGAATTTAACAAAGCAGACTTAGGTCCGGTTGTTTCAAATATGTATCCATCAGTTAGAAAAATGGTATTAGTACTCCAACAAAGTATAGACGACAACAAATTAAATCTTGATGTTTCTATGATTAACTTGAGCGGAAAGTTTACAACTATTTTAGAAGGAATTAAGGCAAAAGATTTTGTTAATGTAAGAAAACAATTACAAGACTTAGACGACCCAGGTTCGCTTTACACTTATGTTTTTAAAAATTTAGATGAGTGGTTTAAACAAGATTCCATCCCTCAGGTAGTTTTACAATGTGCTAAATATCAGGATATGCATAGTCTTGCTAGAGATAAAGCAATTTGTGCCGCAGCTTTTGCTGTTGAAATGATGATGGCACAACCTCCAGCCTTTCTCTAATTTATAAATAACCATAAAGGAGGACTTTTTATGGTTAAATTTTTTGATTGGCTTGAAGCCAACACATCTCGAACGAGAAAATTAGTTTTATTAAGTACTATATTTATTTACTTATTAATTGTTTTATTACTTTTCACTGGTTCAATAATTTGGGCTATACCAATTACAGAACAAGTTGTTACATTATTTATGATATTCACAGGATTAATTGCTAGTGTTTATGGATTTTTCACAGGAACAAGTAGTAAGAAGTCTACTGAACTTGGTGATAAAGCAGCAGAGATGATGATGAAGAAGATAAACGAAATGGAGAAAAATTAAATGAAAACATTTAGAGAAATAGTGGTACAACTTGAAGAAAGTTTTATGGATAAAGTAGATAGTGTATTATTAGATTTTATGAAGAAAATTGATAGCGATAATAGAACAAAAAAAGAATTGCTAACTCAAATTCATAAATTAGATGATAAAACTTTAATAGCCTGGAGTAGAGGAAATACTGGAAGATTTGGTGATTATACTAAATTATTTCAACAAGCAGGAATTGAAAAAGAAATGAAAAGAAGAGGTTTATAATGAACTTTTTGTTGGGTATTTTTGGAAACATAAAAAATATGGTTATGGCAGCAGGTGCAATTTTTATATCACTTTATGTTGCCAGGCTTAAATATGAAGCATATCAAGCAGAAGATAAACTTAAAACTATTGAAACAAAAATAGCAAAGACAAATGTTGTAGTGGCAAAAACAAAGGCTAAGGCAAAAGCCAAAGCAGTAGAAGTTGAAACAACAGCAAGGGTTGAAATTCTTAGAGAATTAAAAAAAGAATCGGAGAGGGTACAGAAAGAAATGGAAGTAATTGAAGATAATATTGAAAAGGAAGTTAAAAAGAAAGCCAAAGTTCAAGGTAGAACTAGGAGTAAATCTTTTGAAATAGAAGTATAATATGAACAAAATAATACTTATAACAGCATTTTTAATAATGTTTAATGGATGTGCAGATAAAAACCTTATTCTTGTCCCTCAAAATTCGTATTATCCCACTTTTCCTACTAATGATTTTCAATTATCACAAAAATATAAAATAGATATGTGGGTTGAATCTGAAGATGTGAATGGTACCACAGTAAATTACCTGGTTACGGAAAAAAATGATATGATGGGTTTTATAAGAAATACAAAAGAATTAAGAATTAAATATAATTTGCTTCTTAAAAGATTAAATTTATTTAATCTTAAAATAAAAGAATTAAATAAAATTCAAAATGAAAAACAACCAACAGAGGTTAATAATATTGGTGATAGTTGGTTTAAAAATTAAGAAAAAACTTGTTATAATACTCTATAATAAAAATAAAGGAAAAAAATGTCATTAGACAGAAAAACTCAGACTATGATAAATGTAGTCAAAGATTCCTATACAAGTGACCAGGATGCAGGCTTCTCAGCCTATGTACTTGGTAAATACAAGCTTGCATTTACGGATTTAAAAATTAAATACAAAGATTTAGAAGAAGTACAAAGAAAAATCAAAGAAATAGATTTAAATATTACGCAAACAGATTTCCCTATAACTATTTTTCACAATTTTTCGGTACTTGAATCGCCGGATAATTTTATTACTTTTGATAGTTACGAAACTAAGAAAAAAATACTAATAAATTACTATTTCAATAGTTATGAGAAAGCCAAATTAGTTTTTGATATTATCCAACAATTTCAAGATAAAGATAGCGATTTATTCGTAAATATTACAAACTTTTATTTAACAGCTGATAAACAGATAAAAGCAAATGATATGTTTAAAGTTAAAGATGACTTTAAAATGAATTCAGAGGATTATTATCCCTATATAGACATTAAAGAGATGTTTAGTCAATTTATGTTAAGTGATAGCAATATATTATTATTAAGTGGTATTCCTGGGACGGGTAAGACGAGGCTAGGAGATATGTTTATGCAATATTTACTCGATGAAGCAGATTTACAAGAAACTAGAAAGAAATCTACCATTAGAGAAACTATTGATGATGCAATTCTAGAGGTTAATGTTGTTTTACAAGAGTCTG